CGAGGTCGACGATCGGCTTAAAGGACGTGTCGCCGTGCAGCCAGCGGTCGATCTGGTCGGCCATCTGGTTGTCCTCGAACCCGCCGCCCGCCGGGCGCATGAAGAGCTGCTGCAGCCCTTCGCTGATCTGCCGCGGCAATACCATCTCGCCGGGATGCAGGCTTGCCGGGACGATGCCGCCATGCTGATAACCGGGATGGGAAGTCTTCCACTGCTGTTCGAATTCAGTTTCGAGCGCGCGTAGCGATTTGCCTTTGTGGTCGCGTTCCCACTCGCGAAGCGTCTGGTTCCACGCGATATCATGTGGATTACCACCGAGTTGCTGCCCGAGACCAAGGCCGATGACGCCGCCCACAGCTGTGCCGATGCCCGGCCCGCCAATTGCGGTGCCAGCCGCCGCACCACCGAGCAGCCCCGCCAGCGCGGGATGCTCAAGGAGCCATTTGATACTGTCGATAATCCCGAGGAGAACTGTGCCCAGATCTTTCAGCCCCGTGGTAAAGCGCTGGATCGCCTCGGGATCTTTGAGCCAGTTGGCAAAGCTGTCGACCAGCTCCTTGAAACTTTTTATCGTGTTCTCGGAGAGCAGCCACTCCCTGAAGGCGTCGGTGAGTTGTGTGATAGCTGCGCTGATCCGCTCGTCGGTGAAGAACCGCGCGAACCCAAGCCTGAAGGTCTCGCCGAGAGCCCAAAAGGCCGTGTCCATTTCTTTGGCGCGCTCGGTGGCCTTTTTGTACGCCTCCGTGGTGTCGCCGCCGAACACCTTGACGGCAATCTCGCCGAACTTTATTTGCCTCTCGTTGTAGCCTTCTTGTTCAGTATAAAGTGTGTGCAGCAGCCCGCTAAGGCCGGTATAGTCTTCGAACAGCTTGGCGAATTGTTGTGCCATGCTGCCCTGGGCTTCGCCCCCGGCCTTGGCCATCTCCCCGTAAGCCTTGACGACCCGTTCGATGTAGTCCTTGGGATCTACGGTGAACTCGAAGCTCCCTGCCGCCGCCAGCGAGCGCATTTGCGCCGTCTGGTTGCGCAGTGCGCCGGCGACCCGGGCGAGCTGCGGCACGGCTTGACTGGCGTCGAGACCGGCACCGGTAATCCCGGCGCGGTATTTGTCGATCTCCAGCGCGCTGAGGCCGAGCTCACGGCTGGAATAGTAGAGCTGGTCGAATGCGTTGGTCGTGCGCCGCACCGTCTCCTCGACGCCGACCGCCAGCGCCAATAGCCCGAGACGCAGCTCGTTGACCTGGCGCGCAGCGCCGGTCATCGTATCTTGAAAGCGCTTTTGTCCAGCAGGATCGACAGTGAATCCGAGCTTTACGAGAAAGCTCTGCAGCGTCTGATCAGCCACGGCGGTGCTCCGCGTTGGCGGCGTCCTCGAGACGCGCGCGGTTCTCGGCGCGCACCGCCAGGTACTCGTTCATCCGCGCGATATCGACCAGCTTGAGGGTGCCGTCCTTGAGCGACTCATAGCGGCACATGCCCTCGGCCACCGGGTGCAATAGCCATTCCTCCCCGTCGTCGGTCATGCTGGCCCATTCGATGGCGTAAGGACTATGCCGCCCAAAAGACTGAGGAGGCCCTCGCGAAAAAAAGGCCCGAGCTGGTCCTCCAACACCGCCCGCATCAATTGCAGCGCATCACCGAGCTTGAGATCCTCAAACATCAGGATGCCCTGCGCCGTCGTCAGCCGTGCCCAATTTTGCGCGCCTTCGCCCCGCCGCATGACCGTACCTAGGGTTGTGCGTAAAATGTATTCGGAGTCCTCCTGCGACATCTCGGCAATGGCCTGCGCCACCGGCCCGATCGAACCCCAGAAGGCCGGGTTCGCGGTCACGCTCACGTCACTGCCGTTGCCCGCCGCCGATGTTTGGGCGCGCGTCAGCGACTCGATCAGCCCCACCAAAAACGGCATCAATTTGCGGGACAGGTGGTAGGCCTGAAACACGTCGAGGTCGCCGGTGCGGTAATTGATCCCGCCGATCGAAAGCTCCTGCACCAATCACCTCCTTAGAACGCGACCGCGAGCCCCGAGCCGAGCACGAAATCGACCTGGCCGGCATGGAATGTCCACACCATCTCGCCGCCTTCTTTGGCATAGGTCACATCCGCGAACTTCGCGAACGCGCAAAATTGGCAGTTGATCACGTCGTTGCGCTGCAAGTCGCGGACGCTGATCTGGTTGGTGCCGTGATTGGCCGACGCCTGCGGGTTGCCCGCGACGTTGGTGTCGAGCCCGTACATCAGCGACAGCACCGAGTTGCTCGGTGAGGTCTTAAGTAAACGCACAGTAATAGTCGCCGATTTTCCGGCGTGTAGCGAGTGCATGACCTGGCCGTCCGCTCCTATAGTCATCGACGATTTATCCTCTGTCATTACAATACTTATACCACCTTCGGCATTGCCGGCACCCGAGCCCAGCGTGACGTTTCCGTTGGGACCGACAATGCTGCAAAGGTTATCTAAAAACGAGTATGTGGCCACGAGTGCTCTCCCATAGATAGCAGAAACCCCGCTGGCAAGCGGAGCTCCGGATCACCATATGAAGCGGGCGACGCGATGCTTCGAACACCGTGCCGCCCTTGACACTGCCGGTCGTTAGGAGGACCAGCGATGCCCGACGAGATCTTACCTCCGATCATCACGCGAGCCGACGCGAAAGCGCGCGGGCTCAAGCGCTATTTTACCGGGAAACCATGCAAACATGGGCATGTCGCGGAGCGATATCTCTGTGGGTTATGTTGTAAATGTGATCGCCTGTGGCAAAAGACCTATTATCACCAAGATCCTGTCAAATATCGCGCGATGAGCCGTGCATGGCAAATGGCTCATCCCGAATATATGCGAGAATATATCAAAGACTGGGACCAACTAAATCCTGGCCGCAGACGAGACCATCGAAATAAATGGAAACTGGCAAACCCAGAGAAGGATATCGAGGCAAAACGTAAATCCGCGGCATTACCAAAAAGCAAAGCTCGAAGAGCGCAATATGTAGTTGATCGACTGAAAACTGACCCACTATTTCGATTGAGCCGCGGTTTGCGGACTAGATTAGGTGCTGCGCTGCACGATGATAAAAAAGGCGGTTCCGCTATTCGTGATCTCGGCTGCACTATCGCTGAACTCAAAATCTGGCTTGAAAGCCAATTCGCTCCAGAGATGACGTGGGAAAATCGTGGCCCGGTTTGGCACGTCGACCACAAGATTCCGCTAGCGGCCTTTGATCTCACCGATCCGGTGGAGCTCAAGCAGGCGTGCCACTACACCAATCTGCAGCCGCTATTTGCCCGAGATAATCACAGGAAGGGGTCAACAAATGCCCGAAGATGATGTAAGCGCCCGCCTCGCCCGGATCGAGGCGAACATCGCCACCAAAGCCGATCTCGAAGTCGCGGTGGCAACCGCAGTTGCCGGGCTGGCGACCAAAGCCGATCTCGCGCCCTTCGCCACCAAGGCCGACCTCGAGGGCGTCGCCAAGAATGTCGATATCACCAAGCTCAGTGATGACGTGCGGCGGCTACGCGATGATGTGATCGCCCTCAAGGATGATCTTGCGGTAACCACCGCGATCGCCCAACGGCTCGATCATGTAACCAGCCGGCTGATCGTTGACGTGCTCACCGAGATCCGCGCCGAACATAGCCGCATGGATCGGCTGCTCGGCCGCGTCCGCGCCCTCGAAGGGGAGCCGTAAAAATCAAGTTTTTGGCCGGAACTCGCAAGTTTCCGAGCGTTGTGATTGCCATATTTAGTCTACCGGCGCTGGAACGCCGCGGAACAGAAAGGACACCCCGATGAACAAGACCCTCACCGCCATCGCGCTCGCCACCGCCGTGCTCGCGAGCACTACGACAACTAGCCATGCTTTCGGGCCGCCCGCTAACGTAAAGCCCGGCGATTGCTGGCAAGACGGCTGGCAACAGGTATGCAAATACGCGCCAGGACCGGCCGCGCCGTTTGGGTACACAGGGCCGCCGCACCCTGAACCAGCGGCTCCCGCTGCGGCAGTCGCCCCGAGCGCACAGCCCCGCAATGCAGACGACGAAGCCTTTTATAAGGGAGTGGTTTGGTGTCACATAGCCTTGCACGCCAGCCTTGCTGACTGCGCAAAGAAATATTAGGCGATGATGATCGCGATCGCCGGCGGCATTCTGCTGGCGCTGGCCGTTCTCGGGGTGCTCCGGCGCCTGCCGCAGATCCTCGCGATCCTCTTCGTCCTCTACCTGATTGGCAGCTGCGTCGGACCACACTAGATAGTTGATTTTTATCTGTTGACGTTTATCAACACTGAGGCAAAATGCACAGCCCCGGCGAGTTTGCAGGCCACCTGAATCAGCGGTGCTATTCTTGCTTCGCGATCTGCTTGGTCTTGGGCGTCGACCGATTGGGCAAACGAGTACCACCCTGCGTGCAGCGTATCGCCCTGGTTGAGCTGGCCAAACCCCGGCGCGTTCCACACGCCCGGTGCGATTAATCCGTTCACCACACCCTGCGACAGGCTGAGATCGCAGGTGGTCACCAGGGTATGCACGCCGGGGTTGGTCTGCGGCACTTTCGGAGATTGATAGAGGACATTCCAGAGATCATTCTGCATGCGGTTCGACAGCCAGTCGAGCCCGTGCATCTCGTCGAAATAGGCTGGTCCCGACATGACGCCTTCCTGGAGGATCGCGGCACCGTTGTTGTATTGGACGTAGACATTGGTGCGCTTGTTGGCGAGCGTCGTCGCCTGGGTGGCCGAAAGCAATTCGGGGAAAATCCCCGGCTCGACCTTGAACTTCATCGTGATCGTGGTGTTGCTGCCCTCGAAATTCGTGGTCAAGGCCCGGCCGAAGAAGCTGGCGATCGCGAAGCGCTGCGATGAATACTGAACCACGGTGCGCATGTAGTTGGCCAGCATCGACAGGCTGCCGATGTCGGCGGCACTGGCGGCGTTGAGGCAGAGCGGGTCTTGCGAGGTGATCCCGTACATATGCTTGTCGGCGGCGGCCTCGATATAGCCGGAGACCGCCTGGTGCTCGGCATTGGTCAGGATGCGCGAGGCGGCGAAGGTGCAGGCGTACCAGCCGCGGCCGTCGACCCGAGCGACGCAGGCGACCGGGGTCTCAAGCGCGATGCCGGCGACGTTGCGCGAGGCCAGCGCCGCGGTCATCAGCAGGCCGCCATAGACTACCGGCGTTGTTCCCCCGGCACCTGAGATGTCGAGGCCGGCGATCGGCGCGCTCAGGTAGCTGACCGTCGAACCCGGGCCGCCTGTGGCGCTACCGCTCGTCAGCATGAATACCGGGTTGTTGATGCCGCCCCAAGTAAAGGTCGCATTTGTCGCGCCTACCCCGCCGGATGTGCGTATCGCCCCTTGGATGAGCGAGGCAACGCCGTTGAGATTGGTCTGGGTGCCGAAGTCGAGGCCGCTGACATGGAACACCGTGCCGCCGTCGAGTGTGCATGTGAACCCGCCGGTGTTGGTGCCCGTGATCGAAGTCCAGTTCGACATCAATTGCTGGGTGGCCGACAGCGGCCCGCTGACGAGCCGGCCATTGGTCGCGGTGTTCGCCCAGCGGCCGATGAAGAGGGTGCCCGGCTGCGGCACCTGGCCGAAGAACAGCGCGGCGGCGAGGTATTCGGGCGCGGCCGTGCCGAAGTCGTTCGCCACGTCGTGGATCGAATTGTATTCTCGGATCGCCTCGCCGGTGTCGACGACCGTGCTGTCGCCGAGGATCAGCAACGTGTCGAATCGGACGGTCGGGATCGCCGCGGGCGCAAAATTGACGGTCACGTCAACGACGCGGCTGACGCTCAGACCTTGCGGCATCGCTTATCTCCTGATAGGGGCGTTTGGGGCGTTATCAGTGTCGAAATTCATCCTCGACCAGGCGGATTTCGCTTGGCGGCTGCGGATCAACTAATCACCACCGGGCCGACCTGCAGGTTATCCACGGCGCTCGGGGTCCATGGTGCACCGGTATTCGGGTCGGTGACATCGACGCGCCAGGTCCAAAACATGGATGTCGATAGCGTCTCTGTCGGGGTTTGCACCGTGGTAGTCCCAGAAGTAAGATTCAGGCTTCCCGACCGCGGATTGAGATTGTCCGACTTGGCCATGATGCCTCGCGTGACCACTGCGACGATCGATGGCGGCTCTACGGCAAGACCGCTAATATTATATGTATCGCTGGCACCGGCAACGCCATCGTTGACAAAAACGGCGTTGTTATACTGCAGAGGACCAGCAATGGTGGCATTGCTGCTGGCAGTGTAGACTATCGACACAACCGGAGCCGGACCGCTGGCAACACCTACCGAGTTAAGAGGGAACACAGCGTAAGCCGTGGGACTGCTGCAGCCGGTGATACCGAAGGTGGTGGCTCCGCTGTTGATGTTCGATCCGGTCGGGCTGTCGCTGCAAAACCCAGCCCATAGTTGTGTATTTTTGCTAACTGCCACTGCTGGTGAAAAAGTAAAGCTGTTGTTTCCGGTCACCGGATTATTGATTGGCGCTGTCGCCGCAGCCAACACTGTAGTAGGTCCAGCCGCCGTGCCGCTGAACAGCGCACACCGCATATTGCCGGTATAACCTAAAGCCATCGACAAGAGCACGTTGTTTATGGTGCCGTCATACTTCGCGAGAAAGCCTACATATAAGGCGGCCGGCGGAGTCATGCTCATGGATGCAAACGCGGTGTTGAGGATATGGGTCGCTGGCGATACTCTGCTGTACTGAATGCTGACGTCAGTGGCCGGCCGTCGAGAATAGCACCGGATGTCACCAAGCCACGCCACCGAAACTGGATCGCTACGCCATATAAAATCATCGATCAACCAGTTATTGATCTGGGCATTCTGCCCGAGGACTAGTTGATTGGCGTAATTGTTGGTCGTGCCACCGCGTGTATTGAGCCCGGTCGCCGAGAAACTATTGACTTGGGTGCCTCCCTTGCGCACGCTGAAGCTGCCACCAGTGTTGTTGATCACCACTTCAAACTCGTATAAAAACCATTCGTTACGGAAGTTTACCGCGTTAGGATAGGTCGCCAGCACCGTGCCAGTCGGACCACCAGAAGTCAATAAAATGGCGCCGTCGCTGCGAAACACAATGGTGCATTGCGCAGTGCTTCCGTCACCCAGGGTTAAATAGCCGCCGAGCGTGGCGCCGCTCAGCCCCTGGGTCTGCATGTAAGCAATGGTGATATGGTGAATCGAGTCGTTAGCGCCGGAATTTTTGGTGAGCCAGAAACCAAGAACTGTTGACGACTGGAATGCCTGACTACCTGCAAACCTCCCAGCCACCAGAGTAGCGCACGGCGCGCCGCTGTTCATGGTGTCCCAGTAGCCGTTGGGCAAGGTTTGCACAATGTCGTACGTATCGAAGCTATCGGCGAAAAACCATGCCATTTTGTCAGACCTTTCCGATCAATCACGCCATAACCATAACTCGCGCTTGGCCTGACGGCGGCCCGGTCCCAGCCTGCGCAACCGACGCCCATTCTTCGATCACGGCTTGGGTCACCACCATGCGCAAGATGACGGTATTGACCGTGCCCCATTCCTCGATCGTTCCTTGGATCAAAAGCATCGCTGGCGGGACAGGCGGGCCCCACTCATCGATGGAAATTTGAGAAGTCTGGTGATCAGTCATCGCTAGCTCAGCACCACCGGGCCGATTTGCAGATTGTTGACTCCGGCCGGAGCCCACGCCGCCCCGGTTGCCGGATCTGTTGTATCGGTGCGCCACGCCCAGCCATAGACTGTGGTCAGCGCGGTGGTTGGCGTGGCAACGGTCGTGCCGGCGGATTTGAGCTGCATGGCACCGGTGCGCGATCCGGCATCGGTCTTGCCGACAAACCCACGAGTCGTCACCGCAATGATACTAGCTGGTGTGCCGGTCATCGCCCCGAGGGTGTAAAAGTCGGCGTCGCCGGTATTGCCGTCGGTGAGATAGCTGAGCCCGCTGTTCTCGACTGCTTGGTTGACGCAATCGGCGTTGGTCGCCGGGTTGAAAGTCGCAATTACGCTGGCCTGCTGCGCGCTAGCGGAAGTCCCGGTCGGATTGGAGGTCGGCCACGAGGCATAGGCCTGAGTGGCGGACAGTCCGCCGGCAACCGCCGTGCTGCCGGCGAATATCATCGAGGCATCCTGGTTATAGCCGAACCAGTATTGAGTGCCTTTGACCAATGTCGGGGGCGATGCGAAAGTGACGGTCTGGCTGGTCAGAGGCAAAGGATTGAGAATCTCGCTCGATGTTGCCAGCAAAGCTCCGGGAGCTCCGGCAGCGTCGCTGTAGATCGCGCACTTGACATGCCCAGTGCCGCCTCCGGTGGTGACGTTGAAGCTGACTGTGGCGCTGCCGAGAGTGCCGTTGAAGCCAGCATTGAACGGGAAGTAACTAGGTGCGCCAGCGGCTTTGGCCGTCAATGCGGTGGTGCCGCTGACGGCGTTCTGAGCCGCAGTCGATCTGGTAAACAACGCTTGGACATCACTGGCGGGGGAGCGAACATAGCAACGTATGTCACCAAGCCACGGCGGGGCCGTCACATCGCTGCGCCACAGGAAATCGTCGAACTGGCAGCTGGAGACTGTCTGCGCCTGGAACATTAACAAGCGATTGGCGTAGCTGTTGGCCGTGCCGCCACGCGTGGCGAGCCCGGTGATGGGTCCGAAGGTGTTGGTGCTGCTGCCGTTCAGACGGGCAGTAAAGCTGCCTGCGGTCGGATGGATGACCACCTCGAATTCAAATGCGTACCATGTATTGGCCACTGCGATCGGATTGCTCCCGCCGTTGGTGCCTGGTGTCCCCCAGGTCGCCAGGACCGTTCCCGTGGTGGCGCCGACGGGCATTCCCGAGGTTAGCAGGATCGTCCCGTCGCTGCGAAACACGATGCTGCACTGCGCGGTGGCGCCGTCCTGCAATGTCAGGACGTTCGCGTTGCGCACGCCGGTGGTGACCAATGCTGCGGTCTGGCGGTAGGCACAGATGATGTGGTGCACCGGGTCGTTGGACCCGCTCGCCTTGGCCAAATACAGCGTATTGGAGCCGGCGAGGCTGAGCGCCTGGCCAGCAAAACGGCCAGGCACCAAGGTGGCCGTGAAGCCGGTATCCCAGTAACCGGAATAAGCGTCGGCGCCCGTCGCGTACAGATCGAAACCATCACCAAATATGTAAGCCATCATACCCTCGATGTTAGAATGCCGATCCCGACATCAGCCAGGGTTGCATCCTGGGTTGCCGGTGCGACCAGCTGCAACGTATCGCCCGCGGCTAGCGAGCCCCCGGCTCCGGCCAGCGTGCAGGAAGTGTGCGATGTCGTCGTGATGGTGATCGTTCCGAGTGCGGTTGTCACCCCGGCCGCGGTGATCTGGTTGAGTGTAAACACGGCGCTGGCGGTGGTTATCGTACCCTGATAAACCACCGCACCCGTGAGGTTCGCCGGAACGGTCACCGCCATTGCCATCGGCACGTTGACCACACCGCCGGCCACGGGCTTGCCCGCCACCGGAAAGGCGATCGGCACCTGGGCTACCTCAGTCGGCAGGCTCGGGTAGGTAAGCCGTGTAGCAAATGTCACCGCGCCGCTGAAGTTCGCTGCGGCTGCCGTGATCGTACCGGTAAAGCTCGGCGACGGCGCCGTCACGAGACCGGTAAAAGTCGCCCCGGCGGTTTGCGCATATTGCGCAAGGTTGAGCATCGTCGAGACTTGCGTCACGCTCAGATCGAGCGGCGCGCCCGTACCCGTAACGCTGCCCTTGATCGTATTAGCCGCCATCGTCGCCAGGGTGACGTTGGCCACCGCTCCCGCAGCCAACCCAGGGGCGGCATCGGAGCGCATGAATGTGGCGAGCGAGCCGGCAACCGCCGTGCCCCCGGTGATCAGTTGTGTGGGAGCGGCACCGGTCGGCGGGGCCGCAGGGGCCGCTATCCACGACGGGTCGGCAGCCGTGCCGCCGGTGCTCAACAGCTGACCCGCCGTGCCGGCCGCCAACGAGACCCAGCCGGTAGCACCGCGAAACATGAGCGTGCCTCGGGCAGGGGCCGGCAGCAGCCAGGCGTCATGCCATGCCGAAGGCGTCGTAAAGGCCGGGTTGACGGCAGCCCCGACGCTCGCGAGCAGGTTGTTCGTCGCCCCCGGAGCCGCCGCCGCGATAGCGCCGGCAGCGGCGCCGAGCAGCACGTTATATTGCGCTAACGTAGCCAGACCGGTGCCGCCACTGGCAACCCCGAGCGGCGTCGCCATGGTCACCGTGCCGGTGAAGCTCGGCGCGTTCAACGGCGCGTACTGCGCCAGATTGAGCATCGTCGAGACTTGCGTCACGCTCAGATCGAGCGGCGCAGCGGTCACCCCCGTATTATTGCCCTTGATCGTGTTGGCCGTCATACCCGCCAGGATGGCGTTGGTAACGGCACCGGTGGCGATCATCCCGGTGGCGACCACGCCCGCGCCGATCGTCGTGGTGATGGTCGAGCCGGTAGGTCCGGTGCCGGTAACATTACCCCCCAAGGTGACGGTCTGCGCCACCGGCAACGCCCAGGCCGGTATCCCGGCAGCCACACTCAGCACCGTATTCGCGGCGCCGATGCCGAGGCGAGTCAGCGCCCCGGTGGTGACGGCGCGATAGTAGATGTCGCCCGTGGCGTCGGCCCCGGCACCGACGCCCATGATTATCCCGGTGACCTGGGTCGAGCTCAGGGTCAACCCCGACGAGCCCGACACGGCATTGCTGGCCGCCGGATAAAATGCTGCCTGATTGATGCCGCCAGCATTGACCGTGCCGCCGCCGGCCGCGAAGCTCTGCCAGCTCGGCAGACCGCTGACGACTTGCAGCGCAAAACCGTTGGTGCCGATGGCGAGTCGGGTGAAGACGTTGGATGCGTTTCGGTAATAAATATCCCCGATCGCGTCCGCGCCTGACACATTGAAGCCGGTGATCTGGGTCGCGTTCAGAGTCAACGCGGACGAGCCGGCAAAGGTGCTGGCACTGTTCCACTGCACACCACCGAGTGGTGTGCCCGGTGTCGCCGCACCGCCGGCTGCGTTCAGCTGATTGCCGACCATCGTGAGGTTGGTGCCGAGGATGATCTCACCGAGCGCGGTGCTGCCAACCGCGCTGCCGATCAGCCGCTGAGCCACCGACGCGGCTTGCATCTTGGCGTAAGTGACCACGCCCGGCTGAATGGTCGTGGCAATGGTGGTGCCGGTCGGTCCCGAGCCGACGACATCGGTGCCCAACGTGACGGTCTGTGGGGTCGCTGTCAGAACCCCGCCGACCGACAGGTTCAGTCCGGTGGTGACCGTGATTTCCGAAGGAACCGCCGCGCTGGCGGTCGGGTTGCCGAGCAGCCGCGCCGCCGTGACGGTCTGCATCTTGGCGTAGGTGACCGGGGCAAGCGTCGCAGCGAATGTGCCGGTACCCGATCCGGTGACGTCGCCGGTCAGGGTGATCGTCTGAAGGGGCGATGTCAGCTGCCCGGCGGCAAAGGCCATATTTGCACCCAGCGTGATCTCCGCGACGGCGGACCCAGCTGTGACGGTCGGATTACCAAGCAGGCTGCTCGCACCAACCGTCTGCATTTTGGCATAGGTGACGGCATTGGCGGCGATCTTGCCGGTCGAGATCGACAGCGGTTGAATCGTCAGCGCGCCGCCCGTGGCAATCGCCGCATCGCCCGAGATCGTGGCCGGGCCGACCACATTGGCGGCGGTATATTGTGCCATTTGCGGGGGCCCGCCGCCGCCGCTGACCGTGCCCCCACCGGTCGCGATGGGCGACCATTGTGGTAGTCCGCCGACCACTTCCAGCACTTGACCCGGCGTCCCGATCCCCAAGCGCGCCATCACTCCCGAGGCGTTGCGGAAATAGAGATCGCCGGGCGCATCCGTCCCGAAACTCATCGTCATGCCGGTGACCGCGACCGCGTTCAAACTGAGGCCGGACGACCCGCCAAATGCGGTGCCGCCAGAATTGTATTGCGCGTTGCCGGCCCCGCCGCCCGGCCCCAGACTCGAGCCCGCTGCTGCCTGCAATGCCGAGATCTCACTGGCCGCATAGGAAAAATTCGCACGCACGGAAGCGGTGGTCGGATTGCCCGCGACCGGCTGGCTCGGATCGATCCGCGAGGTCATTTAGATTTGATCCCATATACTGTTGCCGCTGTCCCAAATCGAGGCGCCGCCCTCCCAGATGTATGGCGGCACGTAATCCTGCGTGTCGAAATCGTCTTCGACGAGCCGTGTTTCGCCGGGCGGATTGGCGGTGATCGTGCCGCGCGAGCTCAGCAGGTTACGGACTTCGTAGTCGTAGCGGATCTCGCGGCGCAGGATGATGTTGATGTCGCTGCGCGGCCACCAGCGCTCCTTGATCAGCTCGGCCGTGCGGGTCACGCCGCTGACCTCGACGAGGCCGGCGCTGTTGGCGCGCAAGATCGCCCGGTTCTGGTCGATGAATAGACCGCGCTGCAGATAGGAGCTGAACCGGTCGCCGTTGGGGCCGTAGAACGAGACCAGGATGGTCGCCACCTCGTGGGTCTGCAGCGCGTCGTAGTCACTGTCCCAGGTCGTTTGACCGGCATCCCAGGTCGACGCACCATTGTCCCAGGTGCTCCCCGCGGTCGGCGGCGGCAGCACGGGGACATGGACGATTGCCGGGTCGAAATCGACGGTCGTGCTCATGACGCCGAATGCCAGCCAATCTTGGGTAATGTCAGGGCGCGGCGCGGGCTCCGGCTCCCACCGCGGGCGCACCAGGGTCGGATCGAAACCGACGATGCCGGCGAAGAAATCGTGCAGGAAATCGTCCCAGTCATCGTCGAAGGGTGGCGCCGACGGTTGGCGCGGGAGCAGGTAGCCGGGTTCGCCGCTGTCCGCCGCTGTCGCCATCAGGCCAGGCCCATCGGCGCCGGGAGCGCTGTGATCACAGTAGCGACGGCGTAGACAAACCCCCGGCCGTAGCCCGACCAATCATCCAGCACTCGGACGATGTAGGTGTCGCCGTGCCACTGGATCTGGTCGGGATGCATTTGATTCCCCATCGCATCCATCGCCGCACCCTGCAGCCGGAACGGCGTCCACACTCCGATCGTCTTTTCCTGCATCTCCGCCTCCGGCAAGCGCCGCAGGTCGTCGGGCGAGGCCGCGCCGATCACCGCCAGCGCGGCGTGCGGCGTGTCGGTGATCTGCCCGCGCCCGTATTGGTCGACGACGATGGCGCGGCGCACCACCGTGATGTTGTCGAGCATGCTGGGATCGAAAGCATCGTCGACGTCGAGGCTAGGCATCGATCACCCAAAGATCGCCAAAGTCGCCAAAGTCGCCAGAGTCCTCGTTCATCTTGGTAAGGCGATGTTTGTAGCCGTCCTTCGTGATCCAGCCGGCTTGTTCCAACTCTTCGATGGTCACCCGGCCAATGTTTGGCAGAGCGGCGATCCAATACACATCGCCGTCGCGGCAACCATCACCCCAGCCCTCTCCGCCATAAGTTGGGTCGGGATCGCCGCGCATGAGCCTCAATACCGCCGTAGCGCGACCACTGAGCTTGGCGGCCATCAGCCCCATACCCACACGATGCTATTCAGCAGATTTCCAGTGTCAATTAATGGAGTCGTGTCTGCGGATGTAGTTGCTTTGCGTCGATATTTGCTTCCTGGAGTTCGAACTCGCCTTCTCGCTACTGTCTCTTCTTTGAGCGGAGGAGGTATTCCAGCAGCGATCGTCCGTTTCACGCTGTTGACGGCGATCTGCCCGGCCTCGCCCAAGTGCCGCCGCATCAGCAGGGGCTCGCCGCCAAGCGCATCGCGGGCCGCCTGCTCGAGCTTCTTGACCCAGCGATCCTTGGATTTCGTGACGCCAGGAAAAAGAAAAGGTCTGCTTGGAATATTTCGGGCTGGCGAGCCAAATTCATGAATATACCCAAGACTAGCGTTTCCGATAGGACTTCCACTTCTTGGGTTATTCTCCTGTGGAATACCAACAAGTACTTTATTAGTTCCAATAGCTTTGAGTGCTTCCGAAATTTTCTTCAAATTATCGACGGTGACTTCAACCCCGCTTTGCATACGGCCCATTCCTCCATGGTTCTAGTGCCTTTGGTGCTGTTACAACTCTGACAAAGCAATTGAAAGTTCTCCGTCGCATTGGTGCCGCCGCGACTAAGAGGGATCTTATGATCCAGCGTGTATTTCTCTGAAATATCACACCCGCACCCAAGACACCGACCATCTTGGTCTTGTTGCATGCGCGCGACATCGTCGAGGGTCAAAGCGAGCTTCCCACCCACTACTTCCCGCTGCCGACGGTTCGTTTTAGCGCGCAAACGATGAATGCGCACCGCTTCCGGATGATCAACCACCCACTGGACGAGCAACTGTTTAACATGCTCGGCATTCTCGGTTCGCCAGACTTTTAGATACGCACTTATTTGTTCCGCATGCTTCAACTGGTGACGACGTTTGCGAGCTTTCAATTTCGCCGGATCGTGATTGATCCTTCGTCTTTGTTGACGCTTAATTTCCGGGTCTTTCGCTGCCTGCCGTTGCCGATCGCGTTCTTGATACGCTGGTCGCTTCTTCCAAGAATTGACCTTTTGACGGTTAGCCTTCATCCAAGCGTGTCGCTGAATGCGAGCACATTCGAAGCATCGATTATTGCTCGTGAGCCTCTGTGAGATATGTCCGTACGCACACGGCGTACCCAGGAAAAACCGCTTGAGTCCCGCAGCCTTCGCCTCGGCGCGCGTGACAATCGGGCCTTGATATGGAACGTAGCCGGTAGCCATCGGAGGTGCTCCTACACCTGTGGTGGTCAGGGCCGGCGTGGCGTTGACCCGCCGCGTCGGCTCGCTCAACATTATACGCGCACTTCACGAATATCAGCCCCGTTCAGTGCACGCGTCGCCGGGGGATCCGGGTCTCGCGCCGGATGGTCCGGTTCGCCATCGCGGTGTCGATCGCGCTCGTCACCGGGTCGGCGTCGAGCACTTCCTGAAGCTGCCGGGCGACCTCAGTGTGCAAGTCGTACGTTTCGGCATCGTCGGGCGACGCCTCGGCCACCGCAGTGTGGTAGGCGATGATGTTTTCCAGTCGCGCACGCATTGCCGATTGCATTTCAGCCTCCGTTGGAAAAGAGCGGAGCGGCATGGCTACTCGCCGCTCCAGTTTGGGAGGAACCTTGTCAGGATTTGTAGATCAGCGCGCGCACAGCGCAGTCTTTCGCCTCGACTAGCTTGCGCAGCGCTGTCGTCCTTTCGGGATTGCGGGGCAGCGTCTCGACGATCTCGTGGGCGAGCTCGGAGAATGCCTTGCTCGTCGGCTGCAGGTCTTCGCGCAGATGGTCCCAGACGAAAAACTGCAGCATCGGCTCGCGCTCGGGATGGTCCGCCATCGCAGGCTCCTCGCAAGTGTGATATAAAGCGGGCGACGTGGTGTTGAGGCACCGCGCCGCCCTTGACACCCGTCGACCACTGGAGGGTCAGACAGATGCCCGATGAAATCTTACCACCGATTCGCGGACGCACCTTGCAGGAGGTGTCATGGGCGTAACTCTCGTCGGACAGATCGGCACGATTTATTTTGTCGCGTGTAAAGAACGCTATGTAAAGATAGGGTTTGTGTGGCGCCGCAGCGTCTCAAAAAGAATAGATGATATGCAAGGCGAAAACCCGTTTCAGTTAAAGCTCATCCGAATTATAACGCCGGCCTACATGGAACAAGAGAGATGGCTACATCAGCATTTCGAACATTTAAAGGCGTCGACCCCCGCAGGAGAGTGGTTCTGTTTTTCTGATGAAATGCTTACAATAAACCCGCCCGACAGCGAAACTTGCCTGGCTAACAAGGCCGCTCTTGAAAAACAGCTAAAATTGCGACGCGCCAGGATGGCGTATGCGCGGGCACATCCGGTCCGCCAATGGCGCACCCCCCTCAAAGTGTAAAGAGCGGGTTTTTCAGTGTAAACTTTTCTTACACTTTTTCGGGTTTTTGCCGCTCAGCCAGCGGATGGGAAATCAGCAATATCAGCCGCTTAATCGTTTGGCACGCTTCTTCTATATAACTCATCGGAGCGCTCATGCTCCCTAAGGAGATGGAGAAACCCATGTCGAAAACACTTTTTGCCGCCACCGCCGCCCTCCTGGCCGCGGCCGCCCTCTCTGGCTCAGCCTCGGCCGGCGTCCTGAACTGCTCGATCCTGGTCGACGGCATCAGCGTCGGCAGCTGCGTCACCTCGAGCACCGGGACGACCTCGTTCAATAGCGCCACGGCCTCGCCGCTGTTCTCGGCGATCAACCTCACCGCCGATGGCCCGCCGGTCCTGCCAAACCCGGATCTGTCGAGCGTCACGCTCAACGTCTCCTCGGCGGCTGGATTCACCGGCACCCACATCCTGACCGTCGATGTCTTTCAGACCGGTGTAAGCGCCCCGATCGGGACGACATTGCAAACCACTGCGACGATCAATAACCTGATTGGGATCGCCGGCCCGACGACGCTCTCAGATGCGTTCAACGGGACTGCGTCGACCTTGGGCACGACGTTGCGCAGCAACACCTTCCCCGCGACCTTCACCGGCGCGATCGGCCCGTTCCTTGATGTCCTCACCGTGCCGCTGACGGCCGATGCCGAGCAGTACCAGATCACCTTCACCGCGCCCAACCAATCGGCCAACGACACGATTCAACTTCAAGGTGTGACACCATCGGTCTCCGAACCCTCCTCGATGGCCTTGTTCGCCGGCGCGCTGCTCGCCATGGGCTGGTGGTATCGCCGCCGCCGCAATAGCTGAACAACATAGCGACCTGGAGCCGTCAGAGAAATCTGGCGGCTCTTTTCTTTTACTCGCGCGGCGGCGGAGCGTCCCGATACACCTCTGTGTGCTGCTCGTCCTCGGTCGGGACAAACCCGCGGCCCGCGGCGGTGATCGCGAATTTGAGCCGGCGCAACAGCTCGGCGCCGCGCTCCGGGCTCGGGATCGCGCCGCGCACGATCAGTTCGAGATGACCGACCAAGTCCGCGCACAACTCCTCGGGGATCATGATCATCTTAAGCACGATACGGCAATGCGGTGCCGTAGGAATAGTATTTCTGCCCCGAAACCCCGGTGAACGGGCGATAGCGGAACATCCGGTATTGGGCGGTTCCCGCCCAATAGGCAAAACCGTATTTCGACTGGATGAACCAAGCTGCAGTGCCGGGAACATTTGGCAACTGATAACCGATGCTGACCGGGCCAACGCTTTTGTTGTTGATCATCCCGACCTGCTGCCCGGAGCCCGGTCCGGTCAGGTAGGCCATGTGCGCGGTCAGCATGTACAAGAGGCGCTCGCGCTCGCCGCCGACCGAGGCGTCGCACACCGGGCTATTGCAGGTGTTGTCGAGGTACATCGTCGCATCGTAGAACAGTTCCTGTGCCGTCGCCGCCTGCAGGTTATAGGGCGGATTGGAAAATTCCGGATAGCGCGCCGCAAAGCGGGGCGGATCGAACACCACCACGCACGGGTCGACCGGCGGTACCGGAACCAACGGTGGGCATGGTGTGCAGGTGTCGCTCATCGGGGAATCCCCTTCAAACGCGCGGCGTGCCGTCGGCGGTGCGGAGCAACATCATGTTACTCCACATCGCGCAATCGCGCAGCCGGCGCAGCACGTAACTCGGTCAGCACCAGAACCGCCTTGGCGGCCTTGCGGGTGAGGTGCCCTTTGTTGTGGCGCTGCCCGTGTTGGTCCTTGTAGGCGCAGACCCAGCGCACGCGCTCGCGGCCATCCTGGCCCTGCCAGGATCTCTTGTACACGCTCGCCATGTCAGGACCGCCGATCTTCGAGGCGCGCGACGCGCTCGGCCAGTTGCTGGACATAGCCGGCGAGAGCGATGCCCGCCTGTGCCATGCCCTGCTGCAGGCCGGCGAGAAACCGTACGTCGTCGTCGAGACGGCGGACGACGGCGAGGGTATCGGAGACCCGCTCGTTCAGCTTGGTGATCTCGCTCTCGATCTTGTCGAGATGCGTCGTGGTGGCGAGGGTCGGCAGCGCCGCCTCGATTGCTGCCAGCCGTTGTTCTAGATTTTCGTCAGCCATTGTCGTGGTCCTTTCACGAGGGTGGTCAGAGGTGCCGCTCCGTCTTACACACGGGCGGCGCCTCGCTCTTCACGAGCACACCGAATATACGCGCAAAGTGGCTCGGACGCTTGCTGAATCGCGTCAGACTTTGCTTCGGCGTGAAGCAAACTTCCGGGAGGGGTAAGTCTTGTCCGGCCCTTCGGGCAGCATGCTGTCGAGGTATTCGGCGAAGTCGGCAAAGTGCGAGCGAATGTCGGCGATTTGCGCCAACTGGTTCTCGGTCGGCTGCAGGTATTCGAAAGTCGAATGATGCAAGCTCATGCGTTGTCAGCCTTCTGAATGACCCCGCGGCCGCCGCCGATCGCGCGGACCCGTATGTCGACACCGAGGTTGCCGGGGTCGAGCGGCTCGAAGTTGGTTCTCTCGCCGGCCATTTCCTTGGCCCGGTCGCGCACCCGGTCGGGTGCCTCGGCGGCAAAGATCAGGTGGTGCTTGACGACCATGGATTCCCGGTTCTGGTGGAGCCACTCGTCGAAGAATGCCTTGTCGACATTGTGGGTCAATCCACAACCGCCCGCGATTTCATGGTTGGGGTGCGCGCCATACGGGACGCGGTTGCCGTTGAGCACGTATTCCCGAGTGTCCGGGTGTGGACGCGCCACCATGATCGTGCGCAAGCCGCCGCCCATCACCGGCTCGATGGTTTCCACCATCTGCCACAATTTGAGGATCAGCCCGTTCGGGAGCTTGCATGCAACACAAACCGTCTCTGCCACGATCGGTCTCCGCTTAGATCCCCAACATACTGGAAATAGCCATCGGCATTCGAATCACCGCGCCCCAAGTCCCACCAGTTTGTTTTTGACGATAAGAACTGGTCGCTCTGATTATTGGGTGCGCCCTCATCTTTTCATTGAACGAACAGTATCCAGTGTCCTGGCCTTCGACGCTCTCGGCGATCAGCTGCATGAAATTGCCGCCGGTGTGACCTTGCGGGTTCGACGCGCTCAGCACGGCGTATTGCACTGCGGTGACGATCCGCAGGTTGGCGAATTCGTCCTCCAGCATCTTGCGCGCGACCAAGCCATAGGTGTTGACAAAGCCGAACGCCACGGCAGTGGCCGGGTCGAGCGCCAGACACATCCGAGTCTCGCGATCGACGAGACCGGCGGTCTGCTTGACGAGCTGCGTGAAGAGCGCCAGCACGTCATTGTAGACCTCGTTGGCCGAAGCATTGGGCGCGCCGGGGGCGGTGAACCAGGTCTGGCCACCTAGCGCCTTGGTGCTCGGGGCCAATGCCGCGCTGAGCGACGGGTCATTGACGAGGCCATAATTCTGCAATCCGCTGAGCCCGTAGAAGTAGGTCAGGTTGGTGAATTTGTTCATCACCAATGCGGCGGCCTGATCCAGCTCGCTGACCCAGTTGATGCGGGCGAGCCCGGCGCGCTCCAGTTCCAGATCGCCGTATTCCTTCGAGGTCTGGAACAGATAGCTTTGCCGTTGCGGCCAGTTGGTGTTGGCGCCCGCGTGCCCGCCCTCGTTGTAGTCGCCGTACGTGGTCACCTCGCCGACATGCTCGACGATCGGGAACATCGCGGTCTGGTCGAGCCACGTCCCCTTGCGCACCTCTCCGAGGATCTCCGCGGCCTTGTTGGGCGCGAACAACACCTTGAACACGTCGGGATCGATCAACGTGGTCATCATGAATGGCACTGCCGAATTGATCCCGGTGGTCAAGGTCGGCATCGCGTCCAGTGCCAGGTTGTAGTTGTGCTTGAATTCGGGGGGCGTGTAAGCCCTTGGCGGGTCCATGCCGTCGGCAAAGCTGACACCGAGCGCCTTGAACCGCGCCTGGTCGGCCTGCCAAGCCGCGCGGCCTTCCTGTAGGTTCATCTTCGTCTCCTCTCTCTATAAGCCGGTTGGCGAGCCGGACAGGACGGACGTGGTTCTGACGAGTTCCCCGACATTGCCGTTGCTGAGGGCTCGCCATTTGGTCTCGATCGAGCCGGCCACGGTTCCACCGGCGGCCGCAAAGCTCACTGCTCCGGTGGTCAGGCTGGCAAAGGCCTTCTGGCCGATGGTCGCCTGCCCGGCGCCGCTGTTGGTCATCCAGAAGCCGCCCGTATCCATCAAGGTGACCCCCATGCCGGCCGGGATCACCATGCCGGCTTCGCTCAGATACGTGGTGATCAGCCCCTGTTGTTCGCGGTGGACAAACCCGGTAGGCGTACCGGCGCCAGCGTTATTGACAAGGATCGGCCCGCCGCTGGTCACGTCGACCCCGGTGGAGGTATCCCACCAGGCGAACGCGCCGATGGTCACGCCGTTGGTGCCGGCGCGCAGCGCACCGGGCCCGGCGTCGACCGAGGACCTTGGATTCTGGTCTGCGAAATCGCCCGCGACTGCAGGACGCGGCTGGGTTGAAACCAGTGTCTGGAATGGCATTGGCTACTTCCTTCTCGTCGTCGTGGTGGTGCGCGTTACCGTGGTGGTGCGCTCGGCGGCCGGCTGCGGCTCGTCATCCTCCTCCTCGTCCTCGGGGGTCGGCGGGCCGATCGGCTCCGGGGGCTGCGGTTCGGGCGGCGGGGTTTCGCCGGGCTGCGGCGGCTGCTGCGCTTGTTGGTCGGCTTCGTGCAGTCGGCGCGAAGCCTCGGGGCTGGCCAACGCCCACAACAATTTCTGCGCCCGGTCATATTCCTCCGGGGTCAAGCCCGAGCCGAGCGGCGGCGGCAGCTCTTCGCCGGGAGGTTTGTCGCGTTGGCTGGCGGGCATCAATAACGTCAGCAACTCGTCGAGACGGGCCAGCTGGTGATGGCCGTTCGCGGCAAAGGCGGCATGGATCTCGCTCATCAGAGCTGCCTGATGTGCTTGGTCTCGGGGAAACGGTCGAGGAAGCCCTTGGCGGACGCCGCGTCCATCGCGACGTGGGGCACATGAGTGGGCGTACCTGCCTTGGGTTGGGCCGCGAGCAATGCCGGATAGGCGCTCGGATGGATCGGCTTGGGGTCGATGCCGCGCATGCTCAGCGCCGTGGCATAGACCTGATCCTTCGAGTCGAACGACATCGTCAATTCGCCGACATACGGGAAGACGGCGCGCTCGGCCTCGCGGATCTCGCGCTGGGTGCGCGCCATGGTGGACTGCATCGCCTTGAGCGCCGCGTCCATGGCGCCCTTCGTCACCAGATCGGGCTGAGGGTTTTTCTCTCCATCCTTGGCGGCCGCGATCGGCTCGACGACCGGCCGGTTCTCGTCCTGAGTGCTCTTCCAGGCGGCGTCGGCGGCCTCGTCCTCTTTCTCGCGCTCCGCACGCTCTGCCTCGGTTTCATCGCGACCCAATCGCCGCGCCGCGTCGCGGGCACGCACCGCTTTGATGTCCTGCATCATTCCCTGGTTGTCCTGGTTGCCCATCGGCACCGCGCTCGAGGGTAGCGTGCTCATGTCCGGCGGCGGCGCGTCGATCGGCGTTGGTACCGGCATCGGCGGCTGATCCTCGTTGTTGTTGGTGCCCGCACCGGTCAATGCCGCGATGAGTGGCATGATTTCATCGATGTCGGCATCCATGGCCAATTTCGGCTTGGCCTTGAGTGCCGTTAACTTAGCGAGAATCGCCGGGACGCTAGTCAGCATGGTCTCCTCCTTCGTGGTATCAAGAAGCGCGGCGTCCAGACCGAGCGCCGCCATTGCCGCTTGTGGCGTGCGAAATCGTTGCCGTAGCGCAATGCCCAGCTTGCTCATTGGCTCACCAGTGCTTAAATCAGTGTGGCGCGGCTAGGTGTTGCAACACTGAACCCTTTTCCTTGCCGAGAAGATCGCCGCGTCACTTCTCGGCAGGAGGCATGGCAAGATGCCCGGAAATCCCGAATTACCGATCATCACGCAAGCTGAAGCAAAAGCGTGCGGACTCAAGCGCTTTTTCATTGGATTGCCCTGCAGGAATGGGCATGTCGCAGAACACTATAGCAGTCATGGCGGCTGCGTTGCTTGTGTTGCCCTACGTAATATTGCCAATAAAGAGAGTAAATTATGTTGGCAACGTGAACATCCAAAGGAAATGGCTGCAAGTCGCCTTTTGTGGCTAATAAACAATCGAGAGAAAGACGCCGCGAGTAGAGCTCTCTATGAAAGAAATAATCGTCCTACAAGAAAAATTACTCGGACCAAAACCCCTGAGAAATTTTCCGTATATGATGCCCGTTACCGCTCCACCCATCCAGAACGAGTGAAGGCAAGTAGCACTCGTTATCGAGCAGCCCATCCTGAAACAGATCGCGCTCACAAGTTCGCACGGCGGGCCGCTGAAGCTAATCCGTCATGGGCTGATCAAAAGGCAATCGCAGCCATGTTTGCCAGTCGTCCGCTTGGGTACCACGTTGATCATATTATTCCGCTCGGCAGCGCAAAGCGCCCCGCCAAAACGGCAGAAGGATATCCGATTAGAGGCTTAAATGTGCCGTGGAATTTGACGCATTCACGCGCAACAATAAATCTCGGCAAACAGCATCGAATGACCATGGAAGAGCAATTCTTGTGCGAATTGCCATTTACATTACTTCCAGAAGAGCCTCTTCCAGCCGCGCCCATTCCTTATCTGCAATAGATGAGTCCGCAACCATTACGTCAGGCCCTGCGCGACCTTCCCGCACGAGACTCAAGTGATTACAGCGAATATTTCTCATGACGCCATCAAATTTATGACCCTCGTATACTCCAGGAGTCATATCTGCATCATAGGAATATCCGGCAGATATTTGCTTCTTGTCTCCGTCTTCAACCGCTTGCGACGCGTATTCCGGCCATATCGAGATATCATTCTTGATATAGGGATGTTCGTATCGAGCCTTGGTTCCCGCGGCACCAACTGTGATCTCGGCCGGATGATCTTGTGCTGATGCGGGTTTATGCTCCCAAAGTAGCGGCTGACCATTGAAGCTATTGACAGTTTCCGGCTTAGCAAGTTCTTTAGGGTGCCTAAGTAGCATATAGGTCTTATCTGGATCTAACCCTAGTTCTTCTGCTTGCGGTATTTCGTCGCCGCGATATGGATTCACAATACCTTTCGTCAGATTACAATCACTAACATGCAAACGACCGTCCTTGTCATATGTCCGTTTGCCGCCAGCTTGGTCGAGCGCCAGCGCCATGTCGTTGGCGGCGCGGAGCTCGCGGGTCAGCGCCGGCTTCAGCGGGTTGGCGGCGTCCTCGCGATCGGTGCCCTCAGGGGCCTCCGCAGGGGGCGCTGGCGGGGCGTGCTCCGCTTCCTGGCCCTCTTCACCGGCCCAGGCGAGAAGGCCCCTCAGGAACGTCCGCAGGCTGTCGAGAAACGTGCCGGTGGTCTGGTCGCCGTGCCCCTCGCCGATCGACTCGACGAATTCTTTCCCGACGCTCTGCGGGATGCCCAGGGTCGACTTCCCGGACGCGGCGGCGTGCATGGCGCGGCGTTGGGATTCCGAAACGGGGGGGTCGGTGGCGAGGTCATCGCCGACGCCTGAGATCGGTCCTCCCACATCGGGCATGGCCAAATCTCCTTAGCGTATTGGCAGCGGCAGCGGCACGAGGCAGGCGAGCAGGCCGAAGATCACAACAATGACGGCGATGACGATCGCTGCCCATATCACGATCCGCACGATCTGGATGGCGGCGTTCAGTGCCCACGCCAGTTCGGCCGGCGGCGTCGCCAATGCCAGCAGCACGCGAATGATCGCCAGCATCGCCAGCACCACGACGATCCAGATCAGCAAGTGCTCGATGGTCCCCAAGCCAAAGCACATGCCAGTTCCCTCGCTCTACCGATGCGGTCCGGCGCGTTTCGTGTTGACCGCTTCGGCCGTCAAGCCTTCAGGGCCGGCGGTGATCTGGCGGGTGGTGTCGATCCCGTGTTTCGACACGCCATGGCCATACGAGGCGACCACAAAAGTGACCAAGCCGACAAAGACGACAACGAACCTGCCCAGCATTACGGAACCGTGATCTGCGTCCAGTTCGGAGACGCCGACGTCCCGGTGTTCTGATAGAGTGTCGCGGGCGGCCCGGCGGTGATGTTGGTCAAGAGATCACCGGGCTGGGCGAGGTTGGCGAGCGTGCCCGAGGTGCCGCTGACCGGCACTCCCGAATGTGCATAGTTGGGCACCAGTACCATGTCGCCGGCGGCTGTCGCGACCGTGATCGCCATATTGCGTCTCCTACCAGCGCACGCAGGTGAACTTGTGCCCGGCGGTTACGGCATTGACCGAGACTGTCGCCGAGCTGAGCGGAACACCTGAATAGGAATTCCCTGCTGCAATGCTGCTATTGGTGTTGTTGCCTGCCACCGTCGCGGTATTGACCGGATCGACAAACAGCGCTTCGGCGGTGGCAATCCCCTGATCGGCGGCAGTCGTCGGGTTGACGATGTAAAAGCCGTTTACCGGACCGGTCAACGCCACCACCGCTGTCCCGCCGGTGACGACTGTGGTCGTGGTGCAGGCGCGCGGGGTGACGTTCTGGGCGTATGCGGGCCAGGCGACGACCACCAGGGCCGCGAACAAGAAGCGCAGGGATCGCGGCATTTCGGCCCCTTTTCTGCTAGGTAGCTCAGCCGGTATCTTATTGCCGCGCTTCGATTACTCGAATGCAGTACCTGTTGTATACCCTTGAGCGCGCAATGCAGCAAGATATTCTGGATTACGGCGTAACCGCCCTTCGGCCGGAGTTTCACCAGCGAGCACGACTTCCGACCAACACCGGCAGTTTGGCCCGCCGCCTGGGTGATAACGCATTTCCCGCTGGCCTGGCTCACTAGCAATCGGCGGCTCTGACCAGCGATGGAAGGTTCCTTCCAGCTGCTTATGGCGAGGTCGCACGTCGCGGTCGAGTGACGATCGCCAAATATATCCTTCCGATCCGAGATTTATCGACCGCTGCTCCAGGATTGCCCCCGCGGTGCGGCTGACCTCGGTGCGTCCGATTAAATTGGCCCGCGACTTGGTGACTTCGCCGGTCGCGAAGATCTCTCGACTAACTTCTTCCCAGCGTTTGCCGCCAGTGATCGCCTCCACTCCGAGCTGATGGACCCGCTCGGAAGCTTCCCTGGGGAGCGATTGAATCAGCCGCACCTGTTCTTCGAGCAGCCGGTCGAGCATCGGCTTGATGTCCACATCCGCGATCTCGCGGCGCAGTCCCCGGTATATTTCTCGTCCTAATTTATGCCAGCCGACGGCATCGCGGCGGGCGATCTCGCTCAAGATTCTCTCGGCCGTGACCGCAGCCCATGGCTCGAGGATGTCGGCATACTGGCCGAGCATGTCCTCGAGGGTGCGCAGCAGCTCGGGGGTCCATATCCCGTCGCTCGGGGCCATGCCGCGGACGAGGTCGCCGATGTGCCGGGCGATCTTGCGCAGGTTTCGGGCGTACTCACTCTCGGCCCGCCGGGCGCGCATCGCGTGGGCGCGGGCGCTCTCGGCCCCGCGGTGCTGGCCGCGGGCGATGGGGAAACGCCGCGACGGAAAGAACGGGCTCCAGTCGCGGTAGTAGCCTTCCGGGTCTTGCGACTGCATTACGGCGGCGGCCGCCGAGGCCGTGCCATCGGCCCTTTATGGAGCAGGCTTCGGGCTCTCCGGCAGCAACCCCTCGCGCTGCATCCGCGCCTTCACCTTCTCGGCGAAGGCGCGAGCCTGTTCAGGCGTCATCACGCCCTCGGACGGGTCATCCGGGTCATCGATCCACGGGGCCCACTGCCCTGGCGATGGCTTCTCCTGGGATTCCATTTTTCCTCGCCTCTGCTTGTAGGGCAGTGGAATAATCGACGTTGGTGCCTTCGGTATCCCGGCCACCCAGTTTCGCATACAGCTCCTTCTCAGGATACCACCAGATCGCCTGCAGATCGGCATTGCTGAGATGCGTGCCCTCGGCGGACAGCATTTGCCTGGCATGATCGACGACATCCCGCATCCAAATCCGGTCGCCGCCCGATTTTGGCGTCTCATTGATGCCGTCCATGGCGTGGATCATCCGCTCGGCCGACAGTGTCAATTCGGACTTGAGGCGGGTCTTTGCGCGGTATTCAGCGGCATGAGCGGCGTAATCGCGTTCATGCAAGGCAACGATCGCGTCGGCCTGCGACTTTAGCTCCTCCAGGGTTGGCGGCACCGGCCCGCCGCCTGCGGCGAGGGCTCGCTCAAATCTGCCTTGGGTCTTGGCAAAGGACGCGGGATCGAGCTGTCCCTTCAGGGAGCCGGCGAGCCGTCCCCAGGCCCGCATGAACCACAGGTCCATCGTGACCGGGTTATAATTGCCATTGAGGTTCTGGAAGAATCCACCGCCGATTTTTGGTCCGAAGATCGCCGAGCCGTAAACCGGCGTGTCGACGTTCTCGCCCTGGATCGGATGACCATCCGCAGTCAGCTCGCCCGCCGTCCGCTCGGTATTCAGGAATTGCCGCGTTCCTTCCGGCCCCAGTGTATCCAGCAAATTGTTGTACTTTCCGAAATTGGAGTTCATCGCGATCTTTTCTTGGGCTTCTATGTTCGTCGGAAACCGGCCGGTCTGCTTGAAGGTTCGGTACGCCTGATCGGCCAATCGCACATTCGACGGTACCTTCTCGCCTTGGCTGGTGATCGCCAGTGCGGCGGTATACGCAGTGCGCGCGTGCGGATCGGTGGTCAATTCCGGATGCATCAAGGCAGCGACATCCATCGCCTCCTTGACCTTGCTGGTGTACCAATTGCCCGCGTGACCGGAGCGCGCCGCAGCGTCTTTGATCTCACTGGCAATGACGCGCGACAACAGATGATCGGTTCGCGGAGACGGCCCTTGGATGCGACCGCCAGGGACGCCGAGGTTTCTGAGTGCGGCTGAGCCGCGCGCCATCAATTGGTCCGCGATGTCGACCACCGTGCGCGAGCGTGGTCTTGCAGCAGGCGTATCACCGTAGAGGATGTCCCGCACCGAGAGCGCGCGTTCGCGCGGGTCGGCGCCGATCGGCGGCTCTACGCCGGTTTGCGTCCAGGTTGCTTCGCGCCAATGATCGTCAGCGTCTCGCCAGACCTCTCGGAGGTTTCGTCCACCCACCGCTCCGGAATCTTCCGTTTCGCGGATGACGGCTTCGTAGGCGCGCTGGGCGTCGGCGCGCTGCTCTTCGTCGGTTCCGGTGTCGAGCTTTGTGCCAATGAACTCTCCGTTGCCATGGGTGACCTTGATCGGCACGTCAGCCGCGACCCGCTCGATCGCCGCGTCGGTTTCGGGATCGCTCGAGTAAATATGAACCTTGGCGCCGCCGGGTGTCGGTTCCAATGTGTGAAAGGCCAGGCCGCCTTGCAATAGCTGATCGTGGATCTGCGACAGATCGCCCGGCAGCTCAAAGCTCACCATGCTCTCGGGCCCCTTGGGGTCCGGGTTGAACACCAGCACCGCCTTCTGGTTGGAGACGGCGCCCTTCATCGCGGCTGCCGCGCGGACCATCGCCGGATCGCCGCGCAGCGCGACCATCAACGAATTCTCGGCACCGTCCGACCAGGCGCCGATGACGTCGGCTCGATGCGTCTCGCGCAGCCCGAGACCATCGTCGATGATGCGGCTGACCTGGCCCAAAGCCTTTTGGCGGACGCCACCCAGCTCGGCCTGCGCTTGGGGGAAGGTCAGGTCACGAATATTCGGGGAAGCAAAGGTTTCGGCCGTTCGAACTCTCGGCGCGGCGCGTTTAACAGGTTCCGCCGCGGCAGGCTCAGGCTTGGCAGGAGTCTCCTTCTTCTCGGGCTCGGAGGGCTCCTCGGCCTCCGGCTCTTCCTTCTCCGCAGGCTCTTCCTTCTTGGCGCCGGCCTCGCCTTCACCCTTCCGCGCGAATTGCCCGTGCTTGCGGGTGACGTTCTCTTCCTTAAACTCGGCATCCTCGGCGAACCAATCGGCCAGCCACTTCGCGTCACCGGTCAGTGGGGCTTTTTTTTTTGCTTCCGCTTCCGGGTCGTAGTTGGCGATCGCCTCGGCCAGATCTTCGAGGAACGCCTGCAGCCGCGCGATATCGTCCGGTGTCAGGTCATCGTTATCCGGCGCCGCGTCACCACCGCCTGCCGCTGCCCTGGCCATTCCGATGCCGAGTTTGGCGCCATGTTCGATGATGACGTGCTGGACGATTTCCTGCGCGAGCATCACGGCCGCATGCGCCACCGTCCCGGTCGGATCACCGGTCAGCAGCATCGACCCGCCCGACATCGCCATGCGCAGGCCGAAGGAGCGCAGACCTTTCATCTGCTCCGGGGTCGGCCGGTTGCCGGTCGCCATCGCCTTGAGCCCACCGGCCGCATGCATCGCGTGCGTCTTCTCTTCGTGCCAGATGTGTTTCGGCAGATCCTTGGCCATGCCGGCGATCCTGCTCGCCCAGCTCTTGCGGGCCTCGCCGCCCGGTTTCAGCGCTTCGTGGATGGCCTGAGCCTCGGGCCGCCCGACCTCGCCGATGCGATGGACCACCGCCGCGGCGGCCCGCGCCCCAACGCCGGGCGTCGCGCTCGGTATATGCTGGTGAACGCCGCCCCCGCCACCGCCCGAGGTAAACCGGCCGTGCGCCTCGCGGCGGTGCTTCGACTCTTCCCATTCGGCCTGGTCGAAAGGCGCCCGGCTACGATCGCGCTCAGCCTGCAGCCCGTAGATGTACTGAATGATGTTGGACGGTGCGCCACGGGCGATCTCGAGCAAGTCGGGATCGAGCGGAACCGGCGCCTCCTGATCGAATGCGATGTCGCCCGCTCGATGCGCCGCCAGGCTCTGCCGGCCGGAGGCCGGGTCGCGGGTCGCGCCAAACGGCGACGTCACCGATGTGATGGCACCCTGGTGCGGGCCACCGCCCGGCGGCCGCGGCGGCCCGCCCAATGCGGGTTGCCCGGCACCAGCCATCGGCGGTGCCGGCGGCTCCGCGGGCAGCTCCTCCGGGTCGAGGTCGAGCGCGACATACGGGCTCTCCGGATCGGTCGCCAGGATGCGGCGCACCTCTTGATTCGTCACCGCGCCCATCTCTTCATACTTCGAATGAATGTCGGCCTTGGTCGCCTGCACCGAGGCTTTGCCGGCCTCGTCCAATTGCCACAGGCTCTTGAAATCAAACGTAATATCCGGGTCGACCCGGCCCAGGCGCGAGAGCTGGATAAAATCGATGACGCGGGTCAGCGGCTCGCGGAATAACAACTCTTGATAGGCGGCTATCCAATCGTAAAAACTTCTGATCTCACCTTCACTACTTGCGTTTAGTCCTGACGGTGTGAGACCCGTATATTTTATTAGCGGTAGTCCACTAATTGAGCAGTTATGGACGAGTATACCGTTGGCGTACAACTCAGGGAGGTACCCATCGGCAACCTGAAGATTATAGACCGGCTCGCTGGCGTACCTTCCAAGCCGCGGTGTTGCAACGTTGGCTGCAATAGAGCGCGCGCTCGGGCCAGACGGTCGAATATTCAGCGCCGCAGCTCGCGCAAATCTTGGTAACAGCTGGTCCAAACGTAGTGAAACCGAGTCGGCCCTCGTTGACATGTTGGCGAATATGGTCGCCGTGCGGGATGCACTCGAAATTGCCGAGCTGATTATGCTCTGTATCTTCGTCGATATGATGGACATCGTAGCCGTCAGGGATCGGCCCGTGATGCACAATCCAGATCTGTCGGTGCAGGAGTCCGCCTGCTTTGACGTTACGGTAATAACCCGACTTAGTCTTGCCCCACCAATGGCCGCGCCAGAGGACCGGTGGCCCGTACTTGTTGGCCACGTTGGGGCCTCTAATTCGAGGCTGGCCTTTGCGCCGCTGCACAGCAGGAGATCCCCAGGCCGCACATTCTTCGCACTGACAAACGCGTCGATCGTAGGTAAATAAATCGGGTGGCATGGTGTGACCCAGACTGCTGAGTGCTCGCTCTTGATAAGGAGCAGTTCAGCAGAATAGCCGGTGCAACCGACCCAGGTCAACGGGGCGAGGCCTTTGCGGGTCATCACCTGATCGGTCAATTCGAGGCGATCAATCCGAACCTGTCCACGTTGCGTCTCGACCAGCGTGTTGCCAGAAACGCAAATATGTTCCTGCGACTGCGCCTGCAAGGCATCGAGACCGGCCAGCGGTGTCGAGATATTCTGAAACTCTTCAGTCTCCTTATTGAGGATCAGCAGCGCCCGGTTGTCGCGAAAGAAGTTGTACAGATCGGCCCGGTTCTGGACGATCTGCTGCCCGCCATTGTTGAGCATGGCGGTCAGATCGGTCAGCATCACGGCGGTCGAGAACGAACGGATCAGATCGGCGACCGAGTCACGCGTCTGCGTCCACTTGTCGATATAGGTCTTGGCCATCTGCGACAATGGCAGACCGCCAAACATGTACGCCGGCTTGAGCAGGTCCGGCACCTCGCGGCCGACCAGTGTCAGTAGCCGCGTGGCGTGGATCATCTTGCCCATGACAAACCACGACTGCGGCTTGTACCAGTCGGGGCGCAGTGGATCGGACGCGTTGTAGTCGATTGGGTACGTCCATACCGCTTCCACTGTACGCAGCGCCTTCAAGCCGCCTTTGCGGATTTTAGCCTGCGAGATCAGATCCCGGCCATGGCCGATCGGAGTCTTCAGCTCGTCGGGGGTGTCGGTCGTGCCGAGGTCGATGTAGAGATGCGCCCGGCCAAAGAAGCCATCCTGCTCGGCCAGCCGGCGAAACGCGTCCTGCACGCCCAGCCGTTTGATCTCGTCCTCGAGCGCGTTGATTTCGAGGCTCTTGTCCTCGTCGCTGGAGCTTTTGAGCTCGATCCATTCGCGCGTCATCTCGGTGGCGATGACTTCGCTGAGCCGCCGGTACTCGCCGCGCTGCGCCAACTCGGCCAGCAGCGGATAGCCGAGAAAACTCATGCCGTCGGCGTAATACGCCGCGAGCAATTGGTCGGCGGCCCAATTGGTCGAATTGCCGACAGCGCTGTCCATCGCCATCGTCGGCGCACCCTCAGGCACCACCCCTGGCATCGGCGCTGAGGGGGCGAACACCGGCTGCTGCGGCTTGCCGCGCGGGATCTGGCCGCGTTCTCCAGCTTTTTTCAGCGCTGCGGCGAAATCGCCTACCGGGGCGTCAGCATCGGTCGGCGGCTGCGCCAGATTGACGACGTCGGCCATGAGATCAGCGCCGCAGCGTGTGGACCATCGGCAGCCCGGGGCGCGGCTGCAGCATCGATTTTGTTACAATAACTGGCAGGGGACCGGGTTCGACCAGCAGGTCCGTCAATGCCCACACCAGCGCGTCGACTCTGTCCGGTGACCCGTCGCGGGCCCGGTCATAGTCGATCGTAAACGAGCATTGCTGATCTTCGAGCTGGGGAAAATTTCCCACGTGGTGGATTCTCCCCTGCTCGTAGAGGGCGCTAACCGGCTCGGCGCGGATCGCCTTGCCGCGCGAGGCATGCACTGGCGTATAGGCGATGTCCGGGTCGACCATCCTGATCGTGTTCTCGACCATTTCGCCTCCGTTGTTGATCTCGGCGACGATGCGGTCAGCCTTGCGCTGCGGGTGCTTGTATTGGGCTATTGCTGCCCGCGCCCACTCGGTCGGCTGGTAGTGCCCTGAAACGTCTGCGAGCACATAGCCATGCCCCGCCCAGTCGCAGGCGGCGACGACGATGCCGGTTTCATCCGCCTCCTCACCGCTGGTTGCGGCCGGATCGACGGCACAGACAATCCGCTTGAAGGCAGGCAGCGGTTGCCCGTAAGGCCAGCGGTCGCGATCGATCCCCTCGCGTGTCCACAGCGCCCCTGGCACGTCCTCGAGGAGCTCGCCGCCGATCTCCTGGCGACCGAGGCGGGTGCCCTCGTAGCGGGCGACGATGCGGTCGAAGAAGGTCGGCGCGAGGTTGGCGCGGTTCTCGTAGCTGGAGCCGCGGGTGATGACGGTCATCGGATCGGCGAGCAGCTCGCGCAGAAGCTTCGTCGGACGCGGCGTCGCGGTCACCATGACTCGTGGATCGGGTCCCAGCCGCAACCCAAACATCAGCATGTCCCACGCCTCGGGGTATTTCCAGACCGACAACTCGTCGCAGTTGTGGACTAAAACTCCATTGGCGAAATATTCAGGGGAGCGCTCGACAGTGAGATTAAAGACGCGAGCCTCGCCTTCTGGCTCCCAAGTTGACACAACGCTGACTACAGAAATTTCCTTGCCTCGACCTGAACGATCTCCCGCAATATTCACAGGCTCGGTCTGTCGTGCGGGCTTCCTCGGCTCGCTTTTGTTGACATCGCAAACATACCGGATCCCGGGCGTCTTTGCGCTGCTTTCGAATGACTTCGACCCCACAGTCGCCGCAGCATAAGCGAATTTCTGGTTTGAGAGACCAATCGACAGGAGCAATTGGCTTTTCAGCGACGTGAAGCTTTCGATGATCACTCTTCGATAAAAGCTCCAAGTCATCTGGGTTGGTCGTAGCCAGATCTTCGACCCGATGATGCACATCAAATCCCGGAGGAATTTCTCCGTGGGCCGCTCTCCATACGGCCCGATGTAAGCGGTCTCTGTCGACTCGCCCGAGTGACCTCGTGCCGCGATATTCGAAATACCCCGGTTGTCCGCGAGCCCGGTATCGGTGCCACCGCCGTCCACCCCACTCGACGCACTCGTTACACATGCCGCCCCTCGCGACAGGTCGGAAAGCCTCATCCAACCATGCGATGATAGTACGGGGTGCTCGGCCGTTCCAGTCAGATGCCTGCCATCAGCAAAGCGAACGGTCCCCACTTTTTCTGCTCGCGAAGCGACTCGGATCACGGCGTGTAGCCCGCTTCTTGTTACCACGAGATCGCCTGCTTTGATCGCTTCGATCGGGATCTCGCCGTGATCCGTGAGGATCGTCGTGCCGGCGACAAAACACCACGATCCATCGTGCTGCGGCCCGCGCAGGCGATCGGGCTCCTCAGCGCTATAGAGCGTGGCGACGGCGCCGTTGGGCCAGGTCAGGCGGCGCTTCGAGGGCTCATAGAGCGGCCGCTCGGAATTCGGCGAGACGGCCAGGATGCCGGATTGCCCCTCGACGATGACGTCACGGATATCGGCTGCGGTCGGGGCGACCAGCGCGAGCCGACGGCGCCCTCGCTTGACTTGCTCGCGCGTCCATTCGGCCCCTGAGCGCGTCTTTCCGTACCCGCGACCGGCAAGCAATAGCCACACCCGCCAATCGCCCGGCGGTGCCAGCTGCGAGGGTCGCGCCTGCCGATGCCAATCAAAATGGACAGCATCAGTGTTTCGTGTCTCCTGTAGTATTTCCGCTGCGTCTATCGCTTCCAGCAATGCCTGCAGCGAGCTTCGCGTCGGCGATCCACTGTGCAAGCTCAGCATCGGTCATTTCGCTCGGTTTGCGGACGGTTACGGTGGCGGCGGCGAGCTTGGGATGCAGGTAGGGCGCGGCAAGAGCGGCGCTCTTCTCGGCTGCGTCATGCTCGCCCGCATCGCGATGGCGGCGCATGTTTTCGAGGATCACCTCGAGCGGCGTGACGCTATGGGCGGCCGCGGCTTCGAGGATCGCGCGGGTGCTTTTGGCGATGGCTCCCTTCTTCTTGCCGGGACCACCTTTAGGCCTGCCCGCTCCTGGCCTAGCCCCACCGCGTGGCATTTTGAAATTTTCCGTTCAGTTTGAATTTAAAAGAAATCAAACATTAAATCAATTCTCCGGCAGTTCCGGCTCGTATACCACCGGGTCACCGGTGACTACCAAGGCGAAGAACATCGAGGGGTCTTTCCGCTGGTTCGTAGCATAACTCAATTTCCCGGTTGATTGGCTACGATATGCCGATCGCACTTCGATCGTAATCAGCCTTGCTCCCTTATCGGCAATAAGATCATGCCCACGAGTGCGTGTGATCGGGATGTATACATGCCAACCGCGCGCCAGCAAATCAGCCGCAACAAGCAATTCCGATATTGTTCCTACGACACTTTGATTAACGGCTGTAAACACTCCTCCAGTTAATATTCGAGGGCGATAGTTCTGCTTTTCCCCAGATTTGACGTCGATATGTTTCCAGAATTCGATCCCATGATGATGGAGGATCTGATAAACGCGTTGACGCGAAATTCCTAAGCGGTTGGCGATGATAAGAGCGGAGCAACCTTCTTTCACCCACTCGCGGATTTCAGCAATCCGGGCTTCATTTACCTGAGCCATTTGCGGGCACCCATAAAGTGTCACTTGTCACTTTATAAATGCCCATCTCATTGACAAATGTAAAGGGGCGCACTACATTAGGTGTGGCGGCTGGAACCGCCCTCTGAACCAAAGGAGCCCCCGATGGCATTCCGGACCAAGAGCGAAGCTGAGGCGGCGCGGTCGTTAACAACTGGTATGTTTGGCAGTTCATGGACGGCCGCTGGGCCGTCTCATTGATGATCAATCGCAACGCCTGAAAGGACGAACCCCAATGAGCGCCCAGCACATGTCCCGCGAGGACCGCAACGCGCTGCTCACCGCCAAGCGCGTGTGCGACGCGCTGATCGCCACCGTCAACGAGATGCCGCACGGCGCCGCCGCCGGCCCGATGTATGTAGCGCTGATGCCGTACCTCAGCCTCGCCCAGTTCTCCTCGATGATGCGGCTGCTGGTCGAAACCAAGCGGGTCACCAAGCGCGGTGACCTGTACTACCCCGCAGGTGCGTGATGGATGTCAGCCAATTCAGTGCGCTCGCCGCCCTGATCATCGGCGGGTTTGCACTATTCGCGTTTATGTTTCAGCGGCTTGAAACACGCATGGATCGGCGGTTTGCCCAGGTCGACCGACGGTTTGCCCAGATCGATCGGCGGTTTACCCGGGAGATGGATCAGCTACGCCGCGACTTGGCCGAAGAGTTCCGCGCACAACGCGCTGAGGTCGCGAGCCAGGTCAGCGCCATTGCCAGCGCGATCATCGCCAGCCGAAAGGAAGTCTAAAATGTTAGCACGCAAATATTGGCACAAATCGATCACCGAGGAAGTCGTAGTCGGCGCAGTCGAGCGCGAGATGACCTCGCTCGACAATCCCGGCTTCTGCCTGATCTGCGGCTTCGAAGCCGGCGGCTGCGAGCCTGACGCCCGCAATTACGAGTGCGAGAGCTGCGGTGCCGAGCAAGTCTTTGGCGCGCAAGAGTTGCTGCTCCATCTCGTCGCGTGAAGGAGACGAACCCAATGATCGCATTGGATCTCGACGGCCCCGAGGCCCTTGCCGAAGCGATGCATCTCGCCGAGATAACCGCAGCCGCACTGGCTATAGGACAGCCGCCACGGGGCAATTTATGGCGCGATCTCGACCCGGAAATACGTGCCGTTAAAGTCGCCGCCGCGCAACGGTTGATTACTCTTTACCGCGTCGAAGGTCTCAGCCTGGGTCTTGAGTAAACCCCTGACCGCGTGCCGGCGGTTTCCGGCACACTCTGGCGCTGGAAACGCCGGGCCAAACCAAAGGAACCCCAATGAAAAAGACAGAAGACCTGACCATCCAGCAGCGGGGGGAGTGCTGATCATGATCCCGTTTTGGGAAATTATTGTCGCCATCATCGTCACCCGCCGCGGCTTTTGGAAGCTGATCGGCTTTCTGCTCGTCCTCGGTTTCGGCCTGCACGTAATACGAAACTTCAATGCTGACGTGCTTTGGATGTTTGCTGTCCCTGCCGTCGCCGCAGTCATCGCAGCATTTCGGAATCGAAACGTGCAGGGATGATCTGGCTTCTGGTTCATGGGGCGAGCGCCGACATGCTGGGCCTCGTTCCGAGCTTCTTCTCCGAAGACGATCCGCGGCCGGCGCGCGAGCAGATCGCCGCCCGCTACATCTCCGGCTGGCATCCGTTGCCGGGCTTTACGGTCAGCGACGCGGACGGTTCGTTGCTGTATCCCGGCGACCCGCCGGTCCCAGTGCTCGCCGCCACGCAGCTGCGCGACGAGCACATCCGGTTTTACGCCTACTCGTGGCTGGCGATCATCCAGCCCGATGGCGCTCTTGAGGTCGGGAGGGTCGACTGATGAGGGCGCGCGACTTCCACCGCGACACCGCCTCGGCAGTCGGGGCGGCGTGGGCGATCATGATCTGCATCGCCGTCGTCGCCGTCTGGCTGCTCTCGTGAGCACACAAGAGGATGAGCGCACATGGGTCACTCAGCCGTGAAGAGCAAACGTTTCCCCGAATTCGCTGCCGCCAAAAGCAAGCGCAAGGCCCGGCTCTCCACTCCTGCGTCCGGGCGAGATCCTCGGATGCGCGGGGATGCGCCCTCGTTGCGCAACCAGCGGCGGCTAGCCGCCAAGGCCAAGAGAGGCAAGCCATGACCGTCGAGATCTACCGCACTGCGCACGACGGGTTTGGCTGGCTGCTGTTCGACAGCGACCGTTGCGTCGGCTCAAGCGAGATCGGTGCCCTGAGCCCCCAGCGCGGTCGCCGCAGCCAAGCGCTGGGCCAAGAAGTACGGCTACAGCGAGGTTGAAAAGGTGCCGCCCGCGCTCTGGAAAGCCGGGCGGCTGCCCGAGGGCCGGTCACCCGCCACCAAAGGAAAACGGGTGGGACGCCCGAGAACCCGAAAATAAGCAAGGTGAAACGATGACGCCAGTTGAACTGCGCGACCGGCGGCTGGCTCTCGGCTGGTCGCAAGAGGAGGCGGCCGAGCGGCTCGGCGTCGGCCTGCGAACTTTTAAATACATGGAGGCTGGCGGTGACGTGCGCCGCGAGGCCACGCGGATCGACCCGGTCCCGAAGACGGTGGCGCTGGCGATGCTCGCGTATCGCTTTGCTCAGCATGTCGAAGTCGCCAAGCACGAGCTTGGGCATGACCTCATAGCGCTCGGTGACGAGATCGAACATCTCGCCCGCGACTTCGCCGCAGAGATCCAGCCTTCGCAGCCGCTTCGGCGGAGTAGGCTCAGCCGATGACGATGCCGACGGTTACAAAGCTGACTCCGACCACCCGCAAGATCCTGCAATTCATCGCGGATGGTGGTGAACAGGGGAGGATGGAGCTGCAAGTCATAAGTTCTGGCGGTAGCTGGCCGCGCCGCTACCAGGATCTCAGGAATGCGGGCTATATCGAGAATGCGATGGCGCCTATCGACCAACCAGATCGTGTGCGGATCACTAATGCTGGGCGCATAGCGCTCGGGAAATGACCGATGTGGGCGCCGCCTAAGCACGTCTCGCGGATGTTGGCCGAGAAGCATTATCTCGGCCCGATCGACCGTGGTGCGGCTTGGATCGATGAGTTTGGCTGCATCGTGATCACGTCGCCGACTTCGCGCCGTCTGCCCGGCCATTGGCTCGAACTGGCCCGGTGGTGTCTGCTCGGCGCTAAGAATGGGGGTAGCCAACAATGGTCCGGGTTTACGCGGGCCCTACGGCGAGCACGCCCTGACGTGTCGACTATCGTTAGCTATTCAGATCCAAGCCAAGGACACACCGGGGCGCTCTACCGCGCTTGCAACTGGTGGTGGGCTCCGACGTGGTTGCGTTTACGGCCGCCGCCCACCGGCAACGGTTCATGGGCTGAAGGCGATCAGCAATCGGTTAAAGATCGGTGGGTGTTTGCACTTCATCCCGAGAGGGGGCGCGCTGACATTCTGCGAGCGAATGACGAGGCGATCTTACGCAGATGGCCTTGGGCTGAATATCGGGAACCCGGCGGCGTGCCGATCAAGCGGTGGCGAGAGGAGTGTGCGCGTGTAAGGGGAGCTTTGTGACCCGGTGACAAAAAGGGAACCTCAAATACGTTACTGCGCGACCGGCGGCTGGCTCTCGGCTGGACGCAAGAGGAAGCGGCCGCCCGACTCGGGATCGGCCTGCGAACTTTTAAGTATTACGAAGCCGGCGGTGACGTGCGCCGCGAGGCCACGCGGGTCGATCCGGTCCCCAAGACGGTGGCGCTGGCGATGCTCGCCTACGCCTTTCTCCGCGACGCGGCGCACGAAGCGGCGCTCGAGGTGCCCGTGAAGAACTTGGCCGATGAGGATGCCGACCGAGGCTGAGCATCCGCGGAGGCAAAACGCACATCCTGAATATCGTATCACGCATATCCTGCTTGTGTTTCCTGCTCGTCAAGAGGTTTGTGACGATTGGGTGGCCGGGTCATCGCCACCAGGCGTTCCAGCGCGGCGCGGAGCAGCGCCAGCCGGGCATCGTCGCGCGGTCGCCGCGGCTCACGAAGGACGCGGCGCTTAAGCCACGCAGGCCATGCGGAGTCGAGAACGACCGCCTGCACCATGTGGTAGCCGCTGCCATCGTCGCCCGGCGGCCATAGCTTCAGGTTCATCTGTTTGAGCTCGCGCTCGGCCGCCGCGTTCTCGCCGGGGCTGCCGGGCTCGAGGTGCCGCGTGGCGATGTCGCCAATCGCGCCGGCGATCATGCGGCGATAGAGATCGGCGACCGAGGCCTCCGAAAGCCCCCACAGAGCCCGCGCGCGGGCCGTCAGGTAGGCATATCGGCGGGCGACGGCATGTTGGCCCACCGAGATCAGGTCGCGCGCCAGCAACGTCCCTAGAGGATCTGTCGGCAAATCGGGGCGACCGTTGAGCCTCTCGCGCAACAGACGCAGTTCGGCCGTGCCGAGATCGGGCTTGGGCGCCCGGCCTGCGCGTGTAGTCGCGCGCCGTCGCGCCTGGGCCTGCCGCGGCCGGCCCCGGTGTCCCCTCTTCATTTCGCTTAATCCCCCTCATTCGTCCTGAAGCGCCCCGAAAGCCCCAGGACATGTGTTCTTATCCCGAGAGGTTTATCGCGGCCGTAGGCTGGCGGTGATTTCGTAGCCTTTGTCAAGCATGCCCTTGCTGACATCGCCGCGGCCGTGATCCCTCACCCATCGCGCCACGCGGGGTTTCGCCGCGGATCAGCCCATCCCAGCCAAAGGGTTCTTTATTTAACGGCTGGAATGTTATGCGGCAGGGCAAGCCCTGGTCGAGGGTGCGCGAGCCCCATGCGTGGGAACCCATCATCGCTTTCACCCTTGGTTCTTCAGGGGTCGTCCTCGCGACGAGCCGGCGCTCGTTGCGCGCCGAGGTTTGCGTGACCTCCTCGGCGACCAGCCCACCCCTGACCTTGATCCCCATCTGGCGTGGTCGGCCGCTGCCCCGTTGTTTGCTCAACTTCTGCTCCCTTGGTTCCTCAGGAGTCGTCGGTCACCACATCCCGCGCAACGGTATCCCCCAACCGCGCAAATGGTCGAGCATCTCGTCGACCGAATGCGCGATGGCGATCGACGCCGCACCGGCTTTGAGCAAGCGCTCGAAGGTTTCCACCTGTCCGTCGACTTGGCGCAGCGCGCCGTGCCTGGTGCGCACGATGCGGGTTTTGCTCAACGCGCCGCCGTGGCGCTTGATCTCGATCCCGTACAAGGAACCGCCGTTCAACAGAAAAATATCGGGCAAGCCGGATTTAGTGCCGATGCGGACGAGGCGGGACATCTGCGCGCCGCTGAGTTGGATGTGGCCGATCGGCATCGCCCACCACATGGCGGGCGGCAGCAAGAGCGCATCAAGCGCGTGGGCGATCGCCGCATGAATGTCGACCTCGGCCGACTCAGGCGCAACGAGGCGAAATTTGGCGGCGGTCATGGCCCTGAATAATCGCGCCCGGTGGCGGCCAGCCGCTGGAGATGGCCGCGGTCGCCGATCCGCTGCTCGCGCTCGTCGGCCTCCTCGGCCACCCGCTGAAGGCTCACGCAACGCCGGCACAGCACGTTGGTTTTTTGCCGCGGAAACTCGTAGCACTCCGCGCACAGCTCGAGGGATTCGGTCCTCACGCGGTGCCCGCGGTCATCAGCTGGACGAGCTTGCCAGCGACGAGCTCGCGGAAGGCCTCCTCGTCGAGCATCGGACGCCAGAGCGCGGTCATCGGCTGACGATTTCCTGGTCGGTCATTTCAGCTCCTCGAGGTCTTCGCGATGGGTCCAGCGCACCAGCCGCACCCGGTGCCCGCTCGCCCGTTGATGCTTGAGGGCGACCTCGCGCAGCGGGCCCTCGGCGATCGCGCGCGAGCGGGTGACCAGATTGACCGGGCCGAGCCTCGGCATGGCCGGCACCAACGCCAGGATCGTGCCTTCGCCGCCATCCGGGTCGACCTCGGTCCAAGTGTAGATCTCGGTCAAGTCCTTCCCGGGTTCGCGGTTGTCGCGTGCTCCTGAGCGTTTGTCGAAGGGCATCAGTGCCTCGCCTCGATCAGCAGGTCCATCATGCGACCGTGCGCGAAAGGCTCGCGCGAGCTCGACCAGTGTGCGACGGCGCTCATGCCGCACCCATGATGCGCTCGAGGATCCAGCGTATGACCGGCACCGCCATCGAATTGCCGAGCGCCCGGTAGCGCGGCCCGTCCGCCGCCGGCTTGCCGCGATACGAGATCGCGGTCCAGCCCGGCGGAAATCCCTGGAGTTTTTCGCATTCGACCGGCGTCAGCCGCCGCACCGCCATCTGCTGTACATAGCTGCGGCTCGATCCGCCGCTCGCGGACCGGATGTTCGCGATCTCGTCCAACTCAGGCATGGAACCGCCTTCACGGCCCCGCAGATTGAAGGCAACCGCCGTCGCCCGGTTCGCCGTCAGGGTCGGCCGATCGCCTTTGATGGCTTGGTTGGAATAATTCGATTGGAAGGCGATGGCCTGGGTGTGGCCATCGGTGTCGAGCACGTTGGCCTGGTCGCCGTAGATGCACACATCGGATTGGCGGGCGTCGAAGGCGATGGCGTGCTGATCGCGGCCTGTCAGGGTGAATTGTGGATCGCCAACTTCTCCTATTCCAAGGCCGTTCTGCTTCTTGTTGCGATCCAGGGTTCCTTGAATGGGGATAATCGCCACCAGCGGCGTGCCGCGCCCGGTGCCGTCTTCGCTGGCGTCGAAGCCCTCGGCGCGAAGGGCGTGGGTGACGATCATCTCCGACCCGTTCCCGGCGTTGCCGTTGCCGCCGACCGCCGCCTGCAGGGTCGGCGCGAGGTCGCCCGAACGCCCGCAGGCGATGAAGGTCTCAGTCTCGAAATCCTGTCGCCCGTGCGGCCCGCCGTGGGCATTGACCGCCTCGATCGGCCCGGACTGGCGGTTGCCGCCGTAGGCGACGGCGTTATTCGCGCGAGCCCGTAGCGAGGGCTGACATCCCTCGACGATGTTGAGGCCCGAGCGCTCGGCCGCATTTCCCGCCGCACCTTCGCCGCTGCGGTCCAACGCATCGCTGCCGATGCCGTAGCCGTGAGCGCCGACGCTGAGGGTCGGGGCAACCTGCGCGATCAGTCCGCCGTCGCACTCGAAGTCGGTGCCGAGCCCGCCGCCTGCCGTAGCGCGGCTGCTAAGGCTGGGGGCAACATCGGCAATGCCGTGATGCTTGCCACTCTGCAGCGTGAACATCGGGTCGCCAAGCTCGCCGATGCCTATTCCGGCGCGCGGATCGTCGGTCGAGACGCCTGTTCGAGCACCGACTTCAAGGATCGGGGCAACTCCTTCCCCCGCTTTTCTGCCCGGCGCAGGATTCCCGTGCAGGCTTTCGGGCTCAAAAAGTACCGCTGCGGCAGGTCGCCAGTCTCCAAGATGGCCGACAACGAACAGGCGACGCCGTCGCTGGGGTACTCCGAAATATTGAGCGTCAAGCGTCCGGTAGGCCCACCCGTACCCGCATTGCTCCACTGCCCCGAGAAAGGTGCCAAAGTCCCGTCCCTCGTCGGAAGACAGGAGGCCGGGCACGTTCTCGAAAAGAAACCAACGGGGGCGCAGGCGCTCAACCAGACGAAGGGCGACGAGGGCCAGGTTGCCGCGCGGGTCGTCCAGCCCGAGGCGCTTCCCGGCGACCGAAAAGGACTGGCAGGGCGATCCGAAGACGACGACGTCCACAGGCTCAACTGCGTCGGCATCGATCCGCTCCACGTCGCCGAGGTTGGGGATGCCGGGGAAACGGGCGCGGTGCACAGCACTGGCGAACGGGTCGATCTCCGCGCACCACCGCCAGTCGATTGCCGCACATGCCGCCTCCGGCGCCCCGATCCCTGAAAAAAGAGTACCCCCGGAAAGTCTCATGATCGTTTGATTCCGATCCAGGCTTCGTGTACATCGGACTCGAGCGGCGGCGGCGGCGCGGTCAGCCGGAAGGGCGGCGTTCGGCTCGACCAGTGTGCGGCGGCGCTCATGCCTTCCTTGCACGCTTGCGAAAATCATAGATCGCGCTATCCAGCGCGCGCCACGCGTCGCCAACCGCATCCTGGTCGTGAGCGCCGGCTTGCTCAGCCTGCATGACATCCTGAAAGTGCTCAGCAGCTTTAGCGAGGTATTCCCCGAATTCGATCGCAAAATCCTTATCGGTTCGGCCGAGATGCTCGGTCGTTGATTCAGGTAGCTTCTGCACGCTCACGCGGTCCCCGCGGGCTCGCTGCCGAGATGCGCCCTGGCCTCGGCAAAGGCGTCGTCGACGGTCTTGCGCTTACGGACCCGCAGCGGCGGATGCACCGGCTGCTCGGCGAACGGGCGCGGCTTGCGGGTCCGCGGCTTGGGCGGCGGATGCACGACGTCGGCGGCAGTCTGCCCGGTGCGCTGCATGGCGGCCTCGCCGAGCGGAGTATCGGCATAGAGCCCTAGGGCCCGGCGGTATTCGTCGCGCAGGTCGTACTGCCCCTGTCGCACCACCGGGTCGAGTGCCTTCTCCTTGACCATCTGACGCACGGTCTCGGCATCCATGCCAACCTCGCGAACCTCGTCATAGATTTCCCGCAGCGATGCGTTGATCCCCGCGCGCTCCTCGACCAGGATCTCGATCCGGTCGAGGAAACGGGCCAACATGTCGCTGTCGACGCTGGATTTTGCTTTTGCCATTCCCAACCCCTCCTATGGTCGTCCCTGTCGTTGCCGAGCTTCCGGCGGATGCGCCATTCTTGAAATTTCATCCACGCGCAGCGGCTTGCGTGAATTCATGATCTTTTTCTCCCTTTCACCCTTTTCCAATGGTCCACGGCGAGGGCGGCGGATGCGCCATCTCGAATAATGCCCTCAATGCCGCCTTGATCTTGGGATCGGCCAGCGCCAGCACTCGATCCTCGCCTTCCAGCCGCACCAGTGCCAGCGCCTCGCCCTCGTATTGCAGCAGCTCGCGGCAATACCCGCAGATGGCGATATCGCCCGGCTTGGGAATGGCACCGTCGAGCTCGACTGAGGTGGCGCCGTCGTTGAGCGAGCCACATGAGGGACAGCGGGCCGGCGGCAGCTCGACGTGCAGGCTCTCGGGCTTGGGCTTGCCCCACGGGGTTTTCATAGCGGGTCCAATCCGTGCTCCTCGGCTTGGCGCAGCCATCTGGTGATCACCGCGCGGGTGGTCAGCCCGTCGACGGCTTCGCGCATTCGAAGGAGCCATAAGTGTTCCTCGGCGCCCGCGTGTGGATTGCGGTCCCACACCGGCGCCATGATCCATTGCCGCAGGTAGGCGCGCAACGCGGCGATGTGCTCGGCGCTGAGCTCGTGGCCTTCGAGGTAGGCAACGACGGCGGGCTGCAGCACACCCGAGGTTTCGTATTGCCAGTATCCCGGCCCCTCATCATCCATCACGGCACGTCCCAATGATCATGGCATTGACCGCGGTCAGCGTGCGCACCGCCGCGCAGTGCAGCGCGAGCAGCTCGGCGCGCAGCGTGCGGGTGGCGTCGACATCGCCAGGCACTTGGTGCCCAGCCAGCCACAGACCCAAGAGATCGGCCAGCACCGCACCCTGCACCTCGGGCTCGTGTCCCGCCAGCAGCGGTTTGATCCGCTCGGCTACCAGTGTGACCTGCTCGATGTCAGTCATCGGTTTCGTCTTCAGATGGCGGCGTGGGCACTCCGCCGTGGCTGACCAAATGCTCATAAGCATTACGATAACGCCAAGTCGGATTTAATACTAGCAGCGGGCGGATCACTTGTCGCCATTCAAAATCCCATTCTCGGAATGCGCGCTCGGCGGCGGCAATATTCTGTTCCTTCTGTAACGTAATCTGATCACCGTCGAGAAGGGTCAATTCGGCACGTTCAAGATAGAGCGTGCCAGCTTTGTGACTGACGGTGAACAATTCGGTGAGGACAAACTGGCCAGTCGACACTTCGAGCCCTTGCTTGACCGCGCGCTTGTCGCTCATCGCGTTGACTTCGATGAAGTTCCGATGGATGTCGTCGAAATTTTCCATCGCCAACGTCTTGGTCGCCTTACGCACAGCCTCAGCGATTTCGGCCTTGTCGGTTAGTCCACCGGCTTTAACCTTTGCGACCTTTTGGCGGCATACGGTGATTAGTTTGATCAACCGCTGTGTCGTGCTTTGCACCAATCCCCTCCCTTTCGAGAGCGACGACCAAATCGGCGAGCCATTCGACTACGATCTTCGCATTGGTTTTCAACTCTGCCAACTTGGCGGTAGCGAGTTCGGGATGGCGATGGATGGTCGTCGCCAACTCACGTTCGATATCAATCAGCTGCCGCGGCGTAATCGCTAATTCTTCGACTAAAGCTTTGAGCGCTCGCCCCACACACATCGCTTGGAATGATGTATTACTATCAAACGTCGGCGGAAGCGGTGTGGGCTTGCCGGGCTTGGTCTGCAGAGTCTTAACGTTGGCAATCGCTCGATCGCGCTCTTTAGCGATCTGCTGCTGCTGTGTTTCCAGCCGCTCAATGCGCTTCTGATATTTCGAAGTGATCTTGTCGAACTCATCGGCCAATTCGTCTTCACTGTAGATCAGCTTACCGGCTAGAGCAGTTGTCGTCGCTTCGACCTTGGCGGCCTCGACCAGCCGCTCGACCTCGGCGCGTGAGATGCCTTCGGGCCGTGCCGCCTTTTCGAGTACCTCGGTACGGACTTCAGCCGAAGTCGAACGTCCGGCGATCAGGTACAACGAAGAAGCTTCGATGGTCAGCTTATCGATCTGCTCTGGTGCATAATGTGCACTAGAGAGCATTTCATAGACCGCGACAAACTTGTCACCTGATCGTTTGGACCACAGCAACCGATCGGTCACGAAGTCGACGAACCCCTGATATCCGACCCGTGCTTTGACCTCGACGAGCTTCTGGCCGATTGCCAGGATGCCGGCGACAACCAGCTTGCCGCAGCCGCGAATCTGACCCTCGGCTTGTGCCAGGAACTCTTCCTCGATCGGCACCATCTCGGCCGCGGCGACGAGCCCGATTACGGCAGACTCGCGCAGGTCGTCCTCAGTCACTTGGCGGCCCCGCCAGCCCGCAATAGCCGAGATCGTCGCCGTACCACCGCCAGGCCATACAACCCGAGGCGAGGCAGCGGCAGGCGTGATCCGGCCCGCCTTCGATGTCGCGATTGGCGCCCCGCAGCGAGCGGGCGAACGGGCACCAGCGGTTTTTTGCGTCGGCTTCAGTCATCATGGCACCACCTCCCATGGTGTTCCCTGCGGCGGATCGGTGCGCGCGGCAACCCGTGCAGGGAGGACGGGGATGCGGGGATCAGCCGTGCCGCGCCACGCCAGCATGCCATCGGTCAGCAGGCGGCGCAAGCCGCGCATTCGCACCAGCCGACGCTGCCCGGACGGCGCACCGAGGTGTAGTGCCCGGGGGCGAGCCGCGGCGGGATCGGCGGCAGATGCCCGATGTCGAGCTCGACCGCCGGGCACCGCGCGGCGCGCTCGGCCAGCGCCCGCCAGCTGTGCAGCAGGTCATCGCGGAGCGGCGGCGGGATCTTCGGAGCGTACATTCTGCTAAACCACAAATGCCGGCCAGATTGGCTGACCGGCACCGTGACGGAGAATGTGATGCGTACACATCGCAAGCTCCGGCTTCGGATTATCGTGATCTGGCGCGTGAGCGTCAAGATCATGATCCGCCGATAGCCGGGGGAGGTCAATCGGCAACGGTTGGCCTCTCCCGTCGCTCAGCGCCCGCAGGTTGTGCAGCCGACGTCCGACACAAGGCGATCGATTTTTCGCTATGGACGGCGTGTTCGCCAGCCCGGTCTTGGTCTAGGGATTCCCCCCCCTATAGGGGGGGAACCCTAGCCCGGGGAAGCAACGTCCGTCGCGCGCAGTTTTGCTGGGGATAATTCGAATAACCCTGTTTTATATCGGGTTTCTCCAAAACCCGATCCAAGCTCCGGGCACACCTCTCCCGTTTACTGAATCAGGTCCGTCAATTTACGCAACGACAACGCGTTTCTGCCTCGAGCCAAACGCCCATGGGGGCGTGGCTCCCGAGGGGACCGACTGTAGCGCCAGTCCCAGCAGGCCTCGCCTAGCGGTACAGCGAACCGAGCATCTCTCGAGCTTTTGTCTCGTTGAGGGTGACGCCTGGACAGATCTTGTGTCCGCGTTTCTCAGACAGGTATTCGCTTTCGACTAGGACGCCGTTGTCGATCCAGGCTTTTAGGATGCGTTTGGCCTGGCCTTTGGACTTGTCGGCGAGCTTACAGATGGGCCATCCGGCCCAGTCGCCGGCTGCGCGGGAGTCGCTGAGATAGGGGTCACCTGTCTCGAGCCCATTTCGCAGCACCTCGAAGATTTGGGCGATTTGTGTTTTCGGGAAGTCCTCCTTGTCAAAGACATCGGGTGGGTACCAGCGCTCGACGGTCTGCACGACGTCCCCTCTGGGATATCGCGGATTGACTGCGGTATTGCCGAGCGGCACGCCGATCAGCTTGAACCACATTGCGGTCGGGTCGAGCGGGGCAAGGTTGATCTTGGCGTCGTCGACGCGCACCAGGTGGGTGCGGTCTTTGTCGGAGACGCCAAAGATCTCGGCCTCGGCTTGGGTCATTGTAGTGACCGTCCGTATCAGCCGACCGGCATCGACCACTGCCGAGGCTCCGCGCCCGCGATCGGCGTCGCCTGCAGTTCCGATACCCTTGCGGGTATGGTGGACAATGTCGGGTGCGAAGTGCCACTCTGCTGCCAGCTGGATGAATAGACTGATGACTTCATCCATGGCACTGTTGTCGTTTTCGGTGAGGCTGTGCGCCTTGACAAACGGGTCCAGTCCAATGATGTCGACTGGCAATTCTAGTTGCTCATAGAGCGACCCAACGGCCCGTTGGCCAAAGCGATCGGCGACCATGAGCTTGAGGCCGCGCGGCGTGCAGTAGAGCAGCTGGCCGTCGACCTCGGTCGGGTCGATGTTGTGGTGCAGCATCGCCGCACCGATTCGCCGTTGGATCTCGGCGAGCCCATCCTCGAGGCAGACCATGGCGACGCGTCCCTGGAAGTGGACGTGCTCGCCGGTGAGCGGGCGGCCGGTGGCGACGGCGAGGTATTGCAGGCAGCGGATGGCCGACTTGCCGGCACCGCCGGCGCCGATCAGGCCGGAGAGGAAGCCCCTGGCGAAGGTGCTGCCCAAAATCCATTCGCGCGGCGGCAGGTGCTCGGCGATGATGTTGCCGGCGTTGTACCACTTGATCTGGGGCGGCGGGTCGGCCTGATCGGCCGGGTCGATGCGGAGTGGCGTGAGGCCGTTTGGCTTGCCGTTGCCGGTGTGCGGCGCGTGCCCGTTGCTACGCACGGCTGACGCCCTAGCGAAGCGTCACAAAACAACCGCTTGACGAGTGCTGGCGAATTACAACATAGAGAGACTGCATATCACTTTCTCCCCGAGAGTGGTGTGAAACGCATCTCGGTTCCCCCCGAGATCCTGGAAAGTGCGAGCGCCGGCAGCCCCCGCTGCCGGCGTTCTTTCATTCTGGCGCGGAAGCGCGGGGGCGTCCAGCGGGTCGTGCGGCGCGGCGGAAAGGCTGCGGGTGCGGCTGGCTTGCATCTCGCTGCGCTCTGGTGATAAGTGAAATGACGCGGCGCGGGCGACGGCCCGACCCTCCGATACCCCTGATTCGGACTCGCCGCGTCACTTCCTAACGAAAACAGGGGCGAAGGTCAGGGGAATAATGACGGTAAGGGGACAGAGCAAGCAAAGCTATCGCAAGCAGCCGCAATGGCTGGCGCTCGATCGACTACAGCCGCATCCCAACAATCCCCGACTGATGCCGCGGGAGGAAATCGTTGAACAAATCCACCAACAAATCGCTGCGGATGGGTTTGATGCCGCGCATGCGCTGATCGTTCGACCGCTCGGCAAGGGTTGGCAGATCGTCTCGGGTCACCACCGCTGGCTGGCGGCCGACCGCGCCGGGCTCGATCGGGTGCCGTGCTGGGTGCGCGAGCTCGACGATGCGGCAGCGTACATGATGCTGGTGACGTCGAACGCGCAGAGCGAGCTGACGGCGCTGGAGCGCGGGCTGCACGCGCTGCGCAGCGTCGAGAAGCCGGAAGACCTCGATGTCAAAGCGTATGCGGAACGTGCTGGACGCGCAAAGGAACGCCGTACAGTTCAGAGCGAGATAATGGCCGCGCGCGTTGCCGAGGCTGCGGCCGATATCGGCCACGCGCTGTCCGATCGCTTCTCCCAGCTCGTCGAGATCCACGCCGCCCCCGAGTGGCTGTGGCCGGCCTTGGTCGAGGCGATGCTGCCGTCGGAAGCGACATTGCGCGAGCCCGGCGGCAACGTCATTGTCGAGGGCAAGCGGGCCTGGACAGTCGAGGAGACGCGGACTCAAGTCGCGCGGTTCAAGAACATCACCGAGCCGCCGTTCTTCCTCGACATCGCCAGGGCGCTGGTCGAGGGCATTGCGATGCCAGCCGACGTTGATCGGGTCATCAAGGCCGAGGCTCGCACTGTCGCTGAACTCGATGCTATCGCCAAGCGGTTCGCCGCGCTCGATCCAGATCGCCCATTCGAAGAAGGCGCGGGACAAATTCATCTGGCCGAACGGATGGCGCTCGGCAGTGAGTACTTTAGCACCTATGCCGAAGCGCTTGAATTCTTCGATGGCGTAATCGCTGAACAACGCCAGGAACTGGCCGAGCTTGAACGTGAGCAGCGCCTAGCGCAGCGTGCCACCGAAGCGGCTCGCCAGCGCAGTCTGCGTCTGCGCAATTACGTGTCGCTCGAAGAATGGAACACGCTTGACCGAACCACCCAGCTGGCGTTGTTGCCACCGGATCTTGCGGGGCTTTCCAAAGCCGACTTCAATAAGCAGACTGGACCCGACATCGAATGGGCGAGGTGGTCGTGGAACCCGATCACCGGCTGCGAGCACACCTGCCCCTATTGCTATGCGCGCGAAATAGCCAATGATCCCGATCGGGCAAAGGTTTTCCCTAATGGGTTTGCCCCGACACTGAAGCCGCGTTCGCTGCTCGCTCCACGGTTCATGAAAGTGCCGGACGAGGCCAAGACTGACGCGCGCTTCGGCAACGTCTTCATGGGCTCGATGGCTGATGTCTTTGGTCGGTGGGTGCCAACGGAATGGATTGAGGCAATCCTCGCCGAGATCCGTGCGGCAGCGCAGTGGAACTTCCTGTGTTTGACTAAATTCCCCAAGCGGATGGCCGAATTCGACATCCCAAAGAATGCCTGGATGGGCACCACGGTCGATCTGCAAGCGCGGGTTGCAGCCGCCGAGGCGGGCTTTGAGCATGTCGGATCGAAGTATCGATGGCTATCGGTCGAACCCATGATTGAGCCCCTGCGCTTCACCCATCTCGACCGGTTCAACTGGATTGTCATCGGTGGCGCATCATCCACAAAGAATGATCCACCAACGCCGGAGTGGCGACCGCCATTCGATTGGATCGCAGATTTGCGCAATCAAGCCCGCGATGCGGGCGTAAAGGTGTACATGAAGACCAACTTGCTCGGCAACCGCGTCCTCGAACTGCCTGGCGATTGGCCGATCAAAACCGATCTGACCGAAGCGCCAGCAGTTTTCCATTACCTCCGATGAAATTCGAATTGACCTTTGAAGACCCTCCTCCCCGCAGCCTCCGATGGCGGCGCTGGCACCCATCGGTCGAGGCGGCCGAGGCCGAGGCGGCGCACGTCTACCAGGTGCTGGACCATCGCATGTTGGCTCGCCCGCGCTACTCGATCGCGGACGGCGACGGTCGGGTCGCCGGCAGCACGCTGATCACCCGATTAGCCGAACGCCTATCATAAAGAGCTTGCTTCTGCCGTTATCTGCTGGTATCCTTCTTCGCTAGGCATTATTCAGCGATGAAGGTTATTTATGGACAGTAAAGAAGTTCCAGCAGCGGCGCCGCAGCTCGAGCCGGGCGACGCCTTGTTCGGTGGCCAAGAGATCACCGACTTTGTCAACGAGCTCTGGGGCACCGATTACGCGGTGCAGACAATCTACGGCTGGCTCAACCGCGGCCTGCTCCCGGCCGGGAAGTTTGGAGCGCGGGTAGTGGGCTCCCGCCGCGCGATCCGCGAACGCGCTGCACAAGCCGCCGGGCTCACCAAGTGAACCTGACGTGGCTGTTCGCCGCCGGCAGCCTGGAAGCGCGCCAGCGCCGCCCGGAACGGCTCAAGTACCTGATCATCAGCCTGTTCGCGGCCGGTGGCGCGGTCGGGCTCGGCTATCTCCTGGCCGCGGGCCTGGTGCACCGGGTGCTGCATCTGCCATAGATCATGGACGCCAAGCCGCCGATCCTGCCGCGGATCGAGATTATCGAAGAGCCGGATCTTCTCAACCCACCACCAGCAGGGGAAAAAGCTGATGAGTGAACTTGAATTGCGGTCCATCCTCTTCGACTCCGTCGTCGAGGTGCTGGTTATTATCGAGCCGCAAGGCTGCACTCGTTTTTGGTGTTAGCGCCGCACAAATTACGAGAATTCGTCGGCGGGAATCATGGGAAGGTTCGCAATGAGACGCCCCGCGCTGCCCTCCCCGTGGGTTCTACCGGGAACAAGCCCTAATCATCCTCAGCCTGGCTGGTGGATGGTCCGGTGGCGCCGTCACACGGCTGAAGTACCCGCTGCCATCTGGTCGAGCCCCTATGAGCCGGGCACCGACAATCTGCTCTCGACAGGTCCGATCCTGGCGGCCGCGATCGCCGGGGAACCCGTCGACCCGGTGACGGTGTGGACCATGAGGAAGCGGCCGGTCGACGAGGCCGAGTATAAATTCCGCGTCGCCGATCAGGCATGGTTGCGCCAGGCGCAGCCAGATGATCCCAAGGTCAACCCGCGCCAACCCGTCGATTTGAAGACGATGGCACCACCCTTTTAATGGAGAGTGTTATGACTAGAAAACAGAGCCTGGATCTACAAGCGATAGTGCGCCGGGGCTGGTATGGCCGCCGTGCTGGATGACCTGAGGATGTTGGCCGAGTTCGAGAGCGGCTGGGAGGAAGTTGCATCCGCGCTCTGGGAGGCAAAGGAAGCGGCTATTAAGGCATCCGCCAATTCGTCAATTGAAGGAACTCTTTTTACATGAATGATCTCGAGCAACTGCTGGCCCGTGACCCGCCCGGTATCGGTGACAACTTCCCGCCACCCGAGTCGCTCGCCGAGCACCTCGCCGAGGAGACGGCGGCGTTACGGGCGCGCGCCGACGAGTTGGTGCTGAATCTCAAAGAGCGCGCCGTCGTCGCCACCGAGGATGACGCTGAAAAAATGACGCTGCTCCTGGCGATGGTCGCCGAGCATTCCGACGTCATCGAAGCGTGCCGAGTCGAGCGCAAGGCGCCCTACCTCGCAGACGCGCGGATCGTCGATGAGCATTTCGGCGACCTGCAGTTTCCGCTTGTGGGCAATCCAAGAAAGAAGGGGGGCGCCTACGCCGAGGGGCACGCACGGCTCGACGCCTACCGCCGCCGCCAGGAGGCCGCGGCCCTGGCCGAGCGCCGACGGCTCGAGGACGAAGCCCGCAAGCAGCGCGAGGCCGCTGAAGCTGCTGAACGCGCCCGGCTGCGGGCCGAGCAGGCGCAGCGCGACGCCACCGACAAGGCTGCTGCCGAAAAGGCGCGCAGAGAGAAGGCCGAGGCTGAGCTCGCCGCCCGCAAGGCCGCCGACGCCGCGGCCCAATTCGACGCCCGCGCCGAAGCCGCCGAGGCGCCGCAAGTAATACATTCTGGGTACGGGCCTCGTGCGGCGCGACGCGTCACGCACAAGGTGGTCATCGTCGATCTCTCAAAAGCCCTGCGCCACGCACTGCGGATCGACGCGCATCGTGTGCGCGAATGTGTGCAAGCCATCTTCGAAGCCCAAGTGCGCGGTGGCGTGCGTGAATTACCCGGTGCCGATATCGTCACCGACAGCACTACCGTCATCCGAAAATGATGCGGCAAAAGATGCGTGCTGCCCGCGCACGGTATGTAGCTAGCACGCAAGTGCGCAAGTGAGATCCAGACCCGGCAATCCATGGAGGGAGCCGATGCCTGACGAGAGCAGGGAACTCGCCACATCAAACCGTGATCTGGCGACGATGCCGTTGCAGGAAGCACTCGACGAGTTTGGCCCGAACTTTGCGGCTGAGCTGCCCTCGCACATTCCGCTGGCGCGATTCAAGCGGACGATCATCACGGCAATCAACAGCGCCCCCGATCTGCGCTATGCCGACCGGCGGTCGCTCTTCAACGCTTGCGTCAAGTGCGCTCATGACGGGCTCTATCCTGACGGTCGCGAAGCCGCGCTGGTGGTGTTCAAGACCAAGGTGAAAGACCGCAACGGCAACGAAAGAACCATCGACCAGGTTCAGTACATGCCCATGATCGCTGGCATCAGGAAGCGCTTGCGCAATTCCGGTGAGGTGCTGTCGGCCATCGCCGAGGTCGTTCACCGACACGACAAATTCCGTTATGCGCAGGGCGAGCAGCCGGTCATCGAGCACGAGCCGCCGCCGCTCGATCAGGACCGCGGTGACATGATCGGAGCTTACGCCATCATCAAATTGACGAATGGCGAAGTCCTGCGCGAGGTGATGCCCAAAGCCGACATCGAGAAGGCGCGTAAACAGAGCCGAGCCCCGAACAGCCTGATGTGGCGGGAATTCTGGGGCGAAGGCGCCAGAAAGACCGTGCTGCGACGCTGCGCCAAGGCGGCCCCGGTCAGCTCGGAACTCGAGCGCCTGTTGGCTCGCGATGACGAGTTGCCGGAATTGCCCGCACCCGAGACGGTCGAGCCCCTGCCGCCGCGGCCAACGCGCGAGCAGTTTATCGCGTCCGAAGAACGGCCAGAACCAGAGCCGGTCGAGGAACCTTCCGAGCCCGAGGAAGAGGAGGAAGAACACGAGGAGCCCGAAGACGAGCCCGAGCCTGTGGATGAACCTGTGGATGAGCCCGCCGACGAGCCCTTTGTTCTGGTCGACGCGCACGGCGAGGAGCACCGGGTCGACGGTGCCGCAAACGCCGCCGAGGGCTTCCGCGCGGCGATCGAAGAGGCGGGCAAGATCCGCGCCGATCTCGGCATCTCGGCAGTCTGGGACAACAACGAGAGCTTGAGATTTCAGTTGAGAGAGCGCGGCTACGACAACCTCGCCGACGAGCTCGGCCAGTTCTACAGCGCCGCGCTGGCCGCCGCCGACGCGGCGCCAGCAGCCCCTTCGAGAGCCTCAGGGCAGGCTCCACCTGCCCCGGCGGCTACCACACCACCCCCGCCGAAGAAGACCACTCAGCGCCCTCCTACGCGGGCCGCTACCGCTGCGGCGACCCCCGCTGCTACATCTGCGGCGCCTCCTGAGGTCTCCTCGAAGGGCCCTGGCCCCTCCGCTACTGGTGAGAAGATCGCGGAGATCAAACCCCAGCAGATCACCGGCCGCAGCGGCTGGGACTGGAAAAAATTCGCAGATGATTGCATCGCGGCGGCCCAGCAGCGGCGCCCCGACGAGATCGCCGCCTTTCGCGTCGTCCAGGCCCGCATGCTCGACACCTGCCGCGGCCACCCAACCGGCAAATCCGAATGGTCACGAATCATGCAGGCCTTGGCCGAGCTGGAGCGCGCATGAACCCGGAGGCGGTGGACAAAATGACCGACGAGCAAATTCTCACATTGCTGCTTTGCATCCGCAGCCTGGCGCAGATCCCCTATCCCTTTCCCGAGAACAGCCCCAACGGCTCAGCCAGGGCACACCCGGCCCTGGCGTTTGCGCTCGGCCAGATCGCCGGCATCGCCACCAAGGCCATCGCCGAATACGAGCCGCCGGTCGAAAAGGCCCCGCCATGAACCCGGAGTCGACAGGGCGGTGGAAGCCGCCGCGCAAGGAGCAACTGTTGCACGAGATCGCGACCGGCGCACTGACCCGTGCCGAGGCGCTCGAGCAATATGGCCTCAGCGCCGACGAGCTCGCCGAGTGGCAAAAAGCCTACGACGCGCACGGGCTCCCCGGACTCCGCAGCACCCGGAGTCAAATGTATCGCGGCCACCCCGCGCCGCGCTTCACCCGATGACGACGCCGGAGCATTTTGCGATGACCTTTGACGTAACGATGCGGTTTTACGTGAGGTACAGCGATCGGCGCTATCGCCCTGACGACGCTGTCGCCGATGTTTTTGAGTGGGGTGAATGCGTCAGCGAAAGCGAGGCGCGAGCGACTTTCCTTCTGGCGCACCCGCACGCCTACATCGTCCGTGAAGAGCGCATCGAATGACGCTCCACGACTATCTCGAGGCAAACGTCGCCTGGCTCGAGGAGGCGGTCAAAAGCGTGGCGGCCGGCAGCGATCTGATGCCGATGTATGTCTTCGAAACGGCGGACGCGACCGTAGTTGTGCCGCCGATCATCCACGACAAGGACCTGATGGTCGCGGTGTTCGAGGGACTGGCAAAGAAAGCCGGCGCGGTGCGCTACGCCATCATCTCGGCCGCCTGGTACGTCAAGCTCGCACCACACGAGGCAACCACGGGGACGGCGATCATCGGCCGAGAGGGCACCGGCACCATCTACAAGGACCGCCGCCGCGAGTGTTACGAGGTCGTCGTCGGCGACAAGGAGCAGACGCTGATCGCGACATTTGATGTGCAACGCGACTACAAGGACAAAATCCGGCAGCTGATCCGGCTGCCCGCACTCGAACCGCAGGCGTTTTCCCACGGGCGCATGATCGACCTGCTTGTCGAGGCTCGACACTGAGATGTTTCCCGTGAAACACCCGGCGGCTGCTCCCCCACAGCCGCCGGGTCGGGCCTCACTCCTTCTGTCGCCGCCTGCGCAACAGCCGCCGTCGCTCACGCCCGCTGATGCTCGGCGGTTCCGGCTTTTCTCCTGAGTCAGCTAAGGGCGCGGTGCGGCCGATGGTGTTGGCGTGCCGGGGTGAGACTTTGACGGCACAATGGCCATCGCCCAGCCGCCTGTGGGGGTCCAATATGCGATTACGTCCCATCTCTCCATGATTTCCGGTGGCTTGGGCGGGCTGCCATCAGTCGGTGGATCTGGAAGTATTATTGGGTGGACAGGAAGCGGCGGCCAAATAGTTGTTGGTGGCGGCACAATAATTGGATGTTCAGGTTTGGCATTTGGCGGCCACACATCAACATCGGGCGGGACCACGATCGGATGACTAGGCCCGCCACCGGGCGAAATTGGATGTTCAGGCCGTCCTGGACTTGGCCAGATACCTACCGGCGGCATCGGTGGACTTGGAATTACAATGGGGTGACTTGGGCTGACAGGAAATCCCGGCGGAATCACGATCGGAAACGTTGGAAAGCCTGGGCCTTGTGATGGGCCGCCGCCTGGCGAAATGGGGTGGGCCGGGTGCCCGGGAGAAGGCCAGATCCCCGGCGGCGGCCCGGCGATCGGGTGTTCTGGTGTGCCGCCAGTCTGCAACGGCACGATGTAGGCGAGGATCGGATCTGGCATGCGTAAGCGCTCCTTTTCGAGGATTGGGATTTTGCCGAAAATCCTGTAGACCCAATTAAACCACAGGATTATTACATATCGGGTGACGCGGTGTTCGACGCACCGCGCCGCCCTTGACAGGACCGATCGTACAGGGGATCAGCCCATGCCCGACACGACCTTATCCCAAACTCCCGGCGAGCTGGTTCATTAAAGGATAGGATCGCCGCATGACGATGCCCCCGGTTCATCCTATCGCCGATATCTGGCCCCTGATGAGCGAGGTCGACCTCGGCAAGCTCGCCGCCGATATCGCCGCCTATGGCCAGCGCCTGCCGATTACTCAAGTCGATGGCGAGATCATCGATGGTCGCAACCGCTGGCTAGCGTGTGAGCAGGCCGGTGTTGAGCCATGGGTCGAGGATGTCGAGACTGATGACATTGAGGCCCTCGCCTGGTCGCTCAACGAACATCGCCGACATGCCAATGAGGGTGTGCGCGCCATGGCGGCGGCGCGGTATGCGAACATGCGACAGGGCGCTCGAACCGACCTCGGATCAATTGATACTAAGTCCCTGCAGCAAGCCGCCGTGCGACTGCACTACAGAGGCTTTACCAATTGTGCCGCCGCTTGCGTGGCTCATCGGGTGAGACGCCGCGCACGATCTTATTGCGACACGGCTTTGATCCTGGCAACGACTGAGATTCTGCAGTAATGCTCGGTCGTCACGGCGGGGCCGAGGTGTTGATCGTGGCCGAGCAATCGAGTCGGCCAACAAGGTAGGACGCAAGCAGCATCAGGGTGGGGCCGTGACACTCAAGGCTGTCCCTTGTCGCACGCATCGACGGCGCCGACGACGTCCTCATCGGCTTCACGCACCGCGAATGTTTTACCGGTGACCGTGTAGATCACCGCATGCGTACCCTTCGACAGATGGTTCACGTGCTCAGCGGGTATCGGTTTGACCACGGTGATCGCCGCGGACTTGATCCATATCAGACTGCCGTCGGACGAGTGGAATAGGATCAAGCAACAGACCACAGGTAAAGCCCGGATCACATGGCACCGCTCAGGTTATTTCCGGAGCCTGGCGGATCGCCAGCCCGAAGTCGGCGATGACCCGGTCGGCGATCGTCCACGAGAAACCGTCGAGTTTCTCTTTCAACGTGCGATACTGTTCCTCGGTGAAGGTGACTTCATCGGTTTTCGCCTTGATTGCCGCTTC